TCACAGTCGACGGTCATGATCCCGAATGCTGTGGGTGACAACACCCCACACATCGAACCGGTCCCCTTCGAGAATGTACCGGGACGGGTACTTCGGGTTTTCCGACATCAGGACTACCTGCCCGTCACGAATGACCATGCGCTTGCATGTGGCTTCGCCGTTCACTGCGGCGATGATGATGTGGCCGGAGCGCGCCTCTACGAGGCGATCCACCACCAGCAGGTCACCGGTGTAGATGCCTGCCCCTTGCATGCTTTCGCCGTCCACCTTGACCAGGTAAACGCTGGGTGCACGCAGGTGGAGCAGTTCGTCTATCGAAACCTGCGGGTGTTCGGCTTCAAGTGGGAGGATTGCGCTCATATCGGACGGCCATTGACTGTATATGGATACAGTATCTTATGGCGGCACATGCCGGGGCAACTGCCGATCGACGGGCTAGTGAAGCGGCGGCAATTCCTTGCCCCTAGCCTTGGCCACAGCGCGAAGCTGGTAGTCGGAGACCGCCTGGAACAGCGACTCGGCGAGCAGGCGCAGGCGCTCGATCTCTTCCGCCGGCGCGCCATAGTCCTGGGCCTCGTGATAACAGCGCATGGCGTCGATGGCCTGCTGAATCAGCGGCTCGCCGGCCTCTATCATCCCTATGAAGGTGCGCTTGTCCACTTCGATGCCCTGCTCACTTGGTCAGGCCATTATAGATCGACTCGCACGCCAGGCCGGCTATTTGGCTTCGCTCAAGCGCTGCTGCGCAGCTGCCCGCCATTCGGTCAGCGTCTTCAAGCAATCCCCCGAGCACCACGACGGCAGAGGTTCCTGCCTGGCGCTGCTGGGTAGCGATGGTATCGCAGGTGGCTCCGTGCCCGGCCCGCAGTCGGGCGATTTCCCCGCGCAACCCGCCAGCAGCAGACTCAGCAGCAGCGGCGCGGCCCTGGGCCAGTTCCAGTTGTTGTCGTGCACTCTCGCCCTCCTCGTCCGCCATGGATTGGCGGCGCTGTTCTTCTGTTCTGGCCTGGGCGGCGGCCCGGCGGTCTCGCTCGGATACCTCGAGCCGGTAGTCGGCCAGATCGCTGCGTGCCGTCTCGGTATCGCCCTGAGCCACCGCCACTCGATACTGCTGGCCACCCGCGACCAACACCAGGGCAATCAGCCACCAGCACCAGGTCGGTACCGCGCCGAGCCAGTTCATGCGAGCGCCCCTCCGAGCTTCTGCCACTGAGCCAGCAGCGCGCCCAAGGCTTTGGGATTCTGGTCATAGTTGTTGCCCGGGAAACTGGCCCATTCGTTGGCGCACATGGCTATTGCCTCGCGGATCTTTCCATCCTTGATCAACTGCAGCGCACCACGCTCGCCCAATCGCTTGATGGCTGCCAAGTCCTGCGCCTCTGGCGTGAAGCGCCCCTTGAATCCGTAGCGCTTCACCAGTTCGTCCCACGTACCGGCAAGAAACTGGTAGCGGCCTGCCGCGCTACTGGTGATCGACTTGCCATTGGAGAGCCGGGTGATCTTCTGGCGAGGGTGATCGGCATACCCATGAAACAGGCCTTTGCCGAACAGGACGTTGTACCCGTCGTCGCTACCCTTCACGGCTTGGGTGCCTTCGGCGAAGGCGATCAGATCCAGAAACCGGAGCACGTTCGCGCCTCCGGCCTGAGATTCGGTGAGTCTGGCCATAGTTTCTCCAGGCGAAAAAAGCCCGCACTTGGCGGGCTACGATTTGAAAGATGCGGCTCAGGGAATGATCATCGCCATCAAGTGACCGGTGTTTACCAACTGAATCGGACCACCGTGGTTCACCAGGTTGGCGTTGCTCATGTTGCGCACGCTGATACCGCTATTGCCTTCCACCCCAGGCCCCTCAATTAGGCTGGTAGGCACGTAGGCGCTTCCGGTATCCAGAGCCACTTGGATGCTGTCGTCGTAGGCCTTCTTCCAGGTTGTGTCGCCCGGGCTTGCCTGCCCGTACACATTCAGCCTGGGCGAAGTCAGCACAATCACCTCCCCCCCTTGAGCCTTGAAGGCCTCGATGATGGTTTTGTGTGAGCTGTACCAGTAGCTAGCCCCAAGGCCGTTGGCGAACGCCAGGACCATCAAATCACCATTGTCTGCAATCATGGCGTTGAGACGGTCAGGATAGGCCCCGTTCATCACGCCGTTGGTGATACTGTTCGAAGAGTTGGTGCCGCCCACCCCCCAGTTTCGATACTCCACATCTGCTCCCCACCGCTCCCGCATGGCCTCGATCAGCTTCCACATGAAACCGAACTTCACATGATCCGATCGCGTCGACCAGGCAAAGTCGGGGTCTGTGTTGTCGTAGGTCGGATACTTGGCCCGGGTATCAGCCGGAATCCTGTCGAAGAAGGTGGCCAGATCTCGGTTTTCGTTTGGCACGAGCGGGGAAAGGTTGCCGAGCCCCATATCTACCGAGCTTGAGCCATATCCGATCAGGCGGATTTTCTGCCCGGTACGCAGCTTGGCGAGAGTTTTCGGAAGAACAGACCTGCAGTACGCTAACCAGTCTTCATACGCCTGAGAAGCCAGCTGGTCACGAAGCCCACGGAAGCGCCATGTCTGCATGATATCGATGCCAGCTGGGTACACATAGATCTCGTTGAGAGCGATGTTTCCTTCCGGCACAAGGGGCTTGTATTCCTCAGGGTCAATGGCCCGACCAGTGCCCTTGGTCAGGACGATGGCGCTATTGGAAGGGTTCAGCGACACAAGGTCGTATCGGTGAAGGTGCCCGGTATAGCTGATGGTGCACGGCACGTTGGCTATGTCGAGCAGGCCGTAGATGTAGCAGGTGTTTGGCTTCACTGCATAATCAACGCCTTCAGTGAGTACCACCCCATCAGAAATTCGCTTGACGACGCGCGCGGACGAATACTGATGTGGCAGGCGCGAACCGGGCGCCAGGCCTCCGCTGGGCGCTGCGATCAAGGTGAACGGTAAATCCGTTACCGCCTCAGTCGCAGGGGCATCCACCGCAAGGTTTTGTTGCAGGGTGTTGATCGGCGCCCCCATGCGGCTCACGTTATACGCTTGGATTGTTGCGGTGAATCCGAGAATGGAGACCGTATCCTCGGTAGTTCCTGTCACCTTGAGCGCGCCGGAATAGTTCTTGTTCGAGTCGGACTGCCTACCCTCCAGCTCGCTCAGCCGCTTGTCCAGCATGACGTCCTGCGCGCTTACGCCCGGGGTGTTGACCTCTTTGACGAACCAGCGCAGGCCCTTGATGCGGAAGCTGTTGGCATTGGCAGAAACTGAGCTCCCGGTGTAGCTCACAACCGGGCCGAACGTAACAGCGTTCGCTGCGACGACATACTCAACCACCCGCACATAGTGAGTGCCGGTGAAGCCCTCGCTGATGAGGGTGCCAGCATTACCGACGCCTTCGACGTAGACGCCTCGGTCTGTGCGCAGCTGCTTCTCAGCCTGGAAAGTCGCGCTAACCTCCGCCTCGAGCGTCATCCTTATCGTTTTTCCGACGATTTCCGCCAGCGTGGCTGAGTCGAAAGGAATCATGATCCGGTTGTAGACCCCGGCTCCCGATTTTCCGGCGGGTATATCGAAGCCGACGATAATACCGTTCTCGTAGGCCAACACTGCGCCGTTAACGTCGGCACCACCCGTCACGACCGTTTTCTTCATGACATCGCCAGATGTGATTCTCAGGGGGTCAATAGCAACCTTAGAAGAATCAGAGAACCTGGCGTCAAATGCAACGTCTGCCGCACGCTTCAGGCCGGCACCGCTTAAGACGGACCACGTCAGGGATTTGAACTGAAGCTGAACAGTGGATGCTTGAATGGGTGAGGAACCGTGCACAGCAAGGCTGACAGCCCATTGGGTGTCGGTCGCGTCAACGATGTAATCCACAACCTTGGTGAGGGTCGTACCCTCCTGGCGGATATCAACCAGCGTCGCCGTAACCTCGGATGTACCTGTGGCAGAGCCGCGGGCAGCACGCATACCTGCGCTCAGCACGAAGTCAACGAGGTTGATCGCCTGATCAGTGACCGTGTAGACCGATGTGAGACGGATGGTCGATCCTGCCAGGGCTTTTACCTGATCAGCGTCCGGTCGCAGCACATTGTAGAACTGGGAGTTGCCGCCAGCAGATCCAGAGGGGATTTGGATGCCGGCGATATTCGGGGCGATCGCGCCCGCAGGCAGAGAGGTTGCACCGTTGGACAATACGGCAAAGCCGGTGGTGATTGTGGCCGGCTCCCATTTCCAAGACAGGCCAGCCGAGGCGTTCACCTCATCGAACGCCTTGGAGCGCTCGAGGTTGGCGTTGTTGTAGGGTGTCAGCCTAGCAGCGACGGACACGATGCCGTACGCAACACGATCGATAACGACGCGACTATCAGATAGAGCCGCCGGGCCGGACGCCAAGCTAAGCAACACGCCGATTTGTGAATCCTGGGCAGTTACGGTGTATTCCACAACTCGACGATAGAGCCCGTTATCGTAACTCTCAGCGACAACTCGACCGACGTTGGTGGCCACGCCCGAACGGGTGACCTGAAATGCCCTGTCGGTTCTAAACTTGATGCCAGCGCCGAAATCACCCGTGTAGCGACCGCTCACTACGACCTGGATAGTGGTACCCACCAGACTCAACGGGTTCACGCTCGCAGTAGGGAGCATGGCCAGAATGTAGCTCACGACCCCAACACTGCCGGCTTGAACATTGATGCCCACTGGACGGTTCGAGCGGCGCACCAGCGTTCCGCCATTGGTCGCCTCGCCAGACCATGAAGCCACGTTCGCAAGATCGGAGACAGGACTCGCGGAAGCGGCCGCAAGCTCTGCGGCTGTCAGCTGGATCGTCTGAACTGGCTGGTTCTGGAAGTAAACCCATGCCTTCGTGGTGTTGTTCCAGTAGTACCAGCCATTTTTGGATTGGTCAGGGTCCGCATCAACCACGCCGACCACGCCATCGCGGGTCTGGGGCATCGCAACGAGTTGCGCATAGGTGCTGGCATGCTTGTTGTTGAGGTCGTCGCCAAGGTTGGCGGCGGTCTCCTCCATCTGGGAGATGGCAGCAGCCGCTGTCGAATTGACCGCCTCCTGTGCAGCTTCGACAGTTGGATCAATCTGGGCTTTCGCATCGATAACCAGGTTGTGGTAGGCCTGCCACGTGTATCGCTGACGTCCAAATCTATCTATAAACGTTTCTTCCAGACTGACCATACCCTCATCAAATCCGATGGCGTTGTCGTTTAGATCGCGCGGGTCATTGCTGGGAGCCGGGTTATTGGTGTTGTAGCGCATGGGATCTCCGGGCACAAAAAAGCCCGCGCTGGGCGGGCATGCTCGTCAGGGTCCGGTCAGGCCGGCGGGAATTGGTCGTCGTAGGTGTAAACGCGAGCGTCGTAGGGCATGCCCTTCATCGCCACGTTGCCGTTGGCTGGGTCTGAACTGGTGATCAGCGTCGGGTAGGCCCAGCGCGAGGCTGGGCCGAACAGAATGTGCGGCGGCTCAAGCGGGCCATCCACCACGGGCACGAAGTCCAGCGCTGCGACCGAGGCGGTGTAATCGTCAACTCGAACTGCATCCCACGGCCCAGAAAGGGTGCCGTCCAAGCGCCGTATGCCTATCAGGTTGGCCTCGGTGAAAGACCAGTCCAGCGGCTCGGAGCTGTGTAGCAAGGTACCCGACCCGGTTATCGAGAAGTCCAGCAGGATCGCACTCTGGCAACGCTTAGGCGCATCGTCTGCAACGGCTGCAAAGCTCAAGTAGCCGCTGTTGCTGCCGTCCATCTCGGTTTCCCAGGTATAAATGTCGGTCCGAAACTTCTGGTGTCCACGCCGGCGCATGCCGACCCGCCATGCCCTGGTCCTGTCACTGACTCCAGGCATCTTGATCTTCTCGACCTTGGTGCCGAGGTCGCCTGGCCAGCGGCACTCGACCGTTTCCCACGCCCAGGTGGTGTGCGAGAAGAACTCCACATCCACCCCGTCGAAGTCGTTGATCGACGGCATGGCGCCGCTGATCTTCAGCATCTTGGTCATGTTCTGGGGTGAGTAGGTCTGCGTCTTCGGGCCGTAGGTAACGTCGAACGCTGCCCGGGCACTGTCCCGAACCGGGCGCAGCAGGCCACGGAAAGTCACCAGCTCGCCGAACCCACACGCCAGCGCGTTGTTGATCATGTCCTTGACGGTGATCGTCGAATCCAGCGTTTCGTCGTAGGTGTCGCCGCGGGCTATGCAAATATCGTGGAAGGTCTGCCACTCTGGCAGATCAAGGTCATCGTCCGTATACCCGCGCTGCTTCAGCTGGTAGATGCACCAAGGCACGATGTCGCGGCTTGGCCCGGTACCGCCCTCCACAAGCGGCAGGATGCGGGTTGCCTCTACACTGACTTGGCTCTCCGACTGTGCAGACAACCGGTCGCCGCCCCGGATATTGCAGGTCATGACAGTCAGGCCGGGGTAGCTGGCCGGCGAGCTCTGCATCCGCCCCCGCAGGTCCGTCCAGGTGGCGTCATCCCGCGCTTCATCGTTGATACGTCCAGGTCGGTCCACATACTGCTTACGGACCCGGGCCTCAGCGCGCATTGCGTACGGCAGCGTGATGCGCTGCGTGAAGCCCTGGGCATCCAGCGAGCCGCCGACGTTCACGTACTGGATCTGCGTCCAGGCACCGGCCACGTCCAAATCGCGGTACTCGAACACGTAGTAGGTCGGAATCTCGTATATCTGCCCTTCCCGGCCGATACCAGCCAAGCCGTTGGCGTAGGTGACCGTCCACTCCAGTTCGGTGACCTTCTCGTTCTCAGGGCAGCAGGCAAATGGTCCCCGGTATCCGCCCTGCAAGTTCGAAGCGTCCAGCGTGATCAGGCCATTGACCGTCTGCATGGCGTTGAATCCAGGCCATCCCGCATCGGTCGAGCCGGACGAGGTCAGGCGCTCCACCTCGAGCAGGCTCGTGCTGAAGGCCGTGATCCGGTAACGCAGCCCGCGTGGGCCGATGGTTGCCAGCCCCTGCCCTAGCGCCAGGCCGACCACCGGTGCACCACCGTCATAATCCAGCGTCATTTCCGCTGGCTGCTCTGGAGTGCCGCTAGTGGTTGCGGTGCCGGTGACTCCTACCGGGGAGGAGCCGAGGATGGTTGAGGCACCGGTGGCAGAGATGGCCTGGCCACTAAACGGTGTCAATTCGACGAAACGCAACCGGCCACTGCTCTGCTGAGCCTCAAACGGCAATCCGCTGAGCTGAGTGTTCAGCGCTGCTACCAGGCCAGCCAGATCGGTTGTGGCCGTGTTAAGCGTGACGGGATAGGTAGAGCTGCCGCGCACCAGGTTGAACGTGAGCGGCGTGACGTTGAAGTCGTAGCGAGTTGGCGCCGCCGATCCGGTGCGTGTCGATGCTGTCCCAGGATTGGCCGGTACCGCCGGTGTGTATGGGGTGTAGTTGTGCACCACGTACAGGCCCGCGTTTGCCCCTGCCACCTCGATGAGCATACCCACCGAAGGGTTCAGCATCTCCAGCGGGCCGCGGATGATGTCACGCCCGGCGCCGCCGTCGATCACCGTGTAGGTGTATGGTGCGAGAGCGCGGATGATGATCCCGTTCGACCAGTCGGCTGGGAACTGGCCGGAACCGGCCGGCACGCTGATCGTGTCGCCAACGAACTGGTACGCCGATGCCGTGGCCGACCTGGTGAGTTCGGTGGCCATGGTCAGCTCCAGGCCGGCCGACCCACTGGAGCTTGCCCCGACCTCGGGCACGTTGAACCAGTTGATGTGGGCCGGGTCGGCCGACAGATCAGCGCCTGGCGGGTAGATGGTGAACGTCGCGTCGGAGCCTAGGGAGATCAGCGGGGTTTCGCCGACCTTGACCTTGGCCAGCGGGACGTCGTACTCGCCCTCGCCGATGTACAGCAGCATTTCCACCCGCTGGTCACGCGGTGCGACATGCGCCCGGCGGGGCTGGGTCAGGTAGGACGGATAGACCCGCTGGTGCCCTGCGATCTGGCGCACCGGCTCGCCCAGCTTCACCTTGTTACCCTTGGCGCTGGCCTCGGTCAGGGGGTCGCCCTGCTGAGTGCCGGCACTGGAAGGCATGCCGGGCATCTTGGGCATGATCGACTTCAGCACCGCCTTGGCGCCTTTGAACAAGGCGAAGGTGATGGAGAACGGGTCGGTACCCTTCGGCTCGCGGTAGATCTGCAGCAGGTCGGCAGGCTTGAACTTCACCTTGTGCCACAGGTGCTGCTCGATCAGTTCATCATTGAGCACAACGCTGATTGGCGGGCTTTCGCGACGCTCATACGACGGAGCTAGGGCCTTCAGCCATTCCTCGATCGACATGCGGCGGTCGGTCTTCCAGGTGCCGAGAGGCTCCGTGTTGCTCAGCTTGTTCGGGTAAAATTCGATCATCGGTAATACACCACCCTTGGGTGTGCGGCCTCGAACTCGCCGGTCGTCCGGAGGCAGGCGCCGCCGGGGTTTGTGTCCAGCACCTTCAGCCGGCCCTCGCTTTCCACCACCACGCCTACGTGCAGGCACAGCTCGCCGCGGAACACGGCGGCGATCGCGCCAGGCTCCGGGGCGCACTCCTCCATGCCTCGGCGCAGGTCGTGATACGCCTCGGTGTTGGCCCTGAGCTTGTTCTTGCCCACGGCTCCTAAGCTGGGCAACAGCGGCAGACCGAACACCTGATGGCGGACTGCGATGCACAGCCCCCAGCAATCGAAGGCAATGGGCCCCCGTGCACCCTCGCGATACGGGGCGCGCATGAATTTCTCGATCATGATCAGATGTACTTCAGGCCAGGTGCCAAGGTGGTGGTCAGGACGGTGCGCAGGCCGTTGGTGTTGAGCAGGTCGAAAAAGCCAGCGGTGAGCTTGGCCACGTCGTCCTCATACTCCCGGCTGAGCAGCGTCATGCGGTACCGCTCCTGCGGGAAAGACAGGTCCTCGGCCAGGTAGCGCCGGAAGGTGACGATGAAGCGCTTGTCGGCAGCCTTGACCGCCTCCACCACCTCCTGCACCTCGCCTGTGACGTTGTCCAGGCCCAGCACCAGGTTCTGGAACGCGCTGTTGTCGTTCCTGGGCAGGGCCAAGTCCATGGCCATCGCGATAAATGTGAGCGTGCGGCCGTCCTCGGTGGTGCACACCCGGTCTTCCCAGCCAGAGCAGTAGAGGTGGGAGACAGTGCCGCCCTCCTCCCGCGCCTCGATGGTGTCGACCAGCTCGCCTCTGCCCGAGGCATAACACTCCTCGATCAGGCTCATGCTTCAGGCCACTCCCTGTTGATCGCCAAGTCGATGATGTCTTTGTTCAGCCAGAACTGCGGGAACTGCTCCCAACCCTCTGGAATGAGTTCTCGTTTCTTGAGCTCAGCTCCGATGGAGTAACGCCACCGCTTTATCTGCGTCAGTTCTACCCTGCCGTAGATCCCAGTGAAGTGAATCGGATACTTCTTGAAACCAGCCGGTAACTGGAGCGGCATTTCCAGCCACTCCATGCCCTCATTCAGGGTTCTCGAATACCAGGCCTCGAAAAAGCCGGCCTCAGCTTCACTGAAGTTGAAGTTCAGCGTCAGCGCTGAAGGCACGTAACTACTTATCTTTCGGTAGCGGCGTCTGCCAGTCACCATTGGGGTAACTCGTATAGGGTCGACTGTCGTGTAGCCATACCCATCTTGCAGCGGAAGTGGCAATTCTGCCGGGTATTGAATCATTGCCATTCCTCAGCTGAGGTTTGCGTTTAGGTGAGAGGGCTGAGGCCCAGCGCTTCCTCAATACGGGCAAGGCGCCGCTGCAGCAGAAGCTCTTTCTCGTCGGGCTGAGAGGGCTCAGGGTCGGGCACAGTGGCGCCCGGCCCGTTCTCGGCCTCTTCGGTTTCGGTAGTCATAAACTGCTCTCAGATTGGGCTTGGAGAGAATGTGGTATGAGCTGAACAGCGCCCATAAAAAAGCCCCGCTTTAACGGGGCTTCTGCTTACTCCTTGGCCATCAACTGTCCAAGGCTGTATCCGGTGATTTGGCTGATTCGCCCGCGCCATGCAGGACCATTATGCTTTGACGATGGGATCTGTCCGGACGGGCTCCAGAACTTCGCATCAAGCAGATGAATGAATGCCGTGTTATGCGCTGGGCTATCGGAGGGCTCGTAGTAAGAGCCTCCCATCTCACGGAAGAATTTCCGCGTGGCGTCTTTGCCTTCTTCTTTGACGCCTTTCACAATTTCCCCTGTGTAGGCGTCAAAGAACTTACTACCGGAAACAAGCATGCCGGAAATCAGGCCTCCACCAACCCAAAGGGTTATAGGGATAGTGAAATCCTGCGTGCGGTTGGCATGAGTCACCAGGTGTTGCAGCAGCCAATCCCGGTCAATGTTGTCCGAAATTGGCTCTAGAGGGGCAAGCTTTGAAGATTCCTGTTCCATGTGAAAACCTCAATGAAGGATTTTCCAGTCTAACCATCTGAAATGGCCATATGCCACTCAGAAATAATCAGTATGGATTCCTCTTCCATCCATATGCTGCCTCGCCCGCATCAACGACGGGGCCGTACCCAGCGGCAAACTCGTCAGCGATCTGCTCCTTGACGGCCTGCACGAGCACCCTCAGGCGCCCGTCCGGATCGGTCCTGGTCTCCACCTGACTCTGGCTGTAGTTTTCAATGGTGACCTGATGGATTACTTGGCTGGTCTGCGCTCCGCCGCTCTGCGCCGAAGACTGCGTCGTAACAGCCGAACCTCCGCCGCCAGCCACCGATACCCGCTCGTTCGAGTTGATCGCCTCCAGCAGCGCCCGGTTACGCTTGGTCGCTGCGGCGTTGACTACGAACTCGCCGTCGCTGAGCCTGGCCATGATGCTGTCGGAGGTGCCGGTACCGGCGCCGGACACGTAGCCGCCGGTGGCGAACCCAGGAATCACGGCCAGGCTGGATGCCAGGGCCGTGGTCGAAGTCAGCGCCGCCGCTGCGGGCACGGAGTTGGCGCCCAGCGTTGCAAGGGATGCCATCGCCGCAGCCGGGGCCCAGGCGGTGGCCGTGGTCCCAGCCAGGATCATGCTCTGGCCAGCAGCAGCCGTACCCAAGGTGGCATTCAGCGCCGCATTCAGCGCCATCTGCACACCCATCTTCACGAAGCCCGCGAGGATGTCGCGCACGACGCTACCGGCGATGTCACCCAGGTTGCTGAACGACAACTGCCCATCCATTATCGCGTCGGTGATGTCGGTGGAGATGTTGTTGAACGCGCTGGAGAAGATGTACTCCGTCTGCCCGGCGATGTCGCGCGCCTGGTTGCCGAAGTTCTGAACCGCCGCCGTCCACCCGTTGATAGGGTTGAGCATGGCCTGATCCATCATCGCCCAGCCCTTCTGCAGGGCTTGAAGCCTGGCCGGGTTGGTATCTTCGAGGATCTTTATCTGCTCTTGGATGGCTGCACGCTGTGAGGCGTTCTCCGCCAACCTGAGGTTGTCCTGCAAGGCGATGATCTCATCGTTCATCTGCCGCTCGAGCTGAACTCGCTGGCGGTACCGGTCCGCCTGAAGATCTCCCATGCCAACAGAGTTGGCTTCAACCCTGTAGCCTTCCTCTTCAATGGCCAGCCGGCGGTTCACCTGCGCTCGATACTGCTCCGCAGCCGTGAGCCCTTGGGCACCCTTTAACGCCGCGGCATAATTGATCGAAGCCTGGGCCAGCGCCTTGCTGTACTCCTCCTGCGTGATCTTGCCCTTGGTCAGCGCCAGGTCGAGCTGGCCCTGCTCCTTGGTGAGGGCTCGGGCGGCCTGGGCTGCTGGGTCGTACTGGCCGTATAGGCGGGCGAAGGTGTTTTGCGCTTCAGCTAAGCCGTTATTGTTCTCACGAGGCGTTCGCTGGCGGTCCTTCTTAGCCTCGCGCTCCTTGATATCCGCGATTTCGGTTTCGATGTTCTTGCGAGACTGCGCATACTTCGCCTCTTCAGTGGCCGTGAACACGCCAGCAGCCATGGCTTTTTCACGGGCCTTGTCGAGGTCGGCCAGTTCTTTGTTGAGCCGCTGAGTCTGAGTCAGCGAGCTCTTGTAAGTCGTATCCAGGTCCTGCAGGCCTTTTCTGCCTTCTTCCTGGATGCGGCGCCGCTTCTCTTCATCTTCGAGGGTTTTCGCGTTGGTCTGCTGAATTCCCTGGCGCTGCTTCAGTTCCGCCTGAAGACTGGCTATCTTCTCCTTGGCGTCGTTATCCTCAATCTCTGTTCCAACAGTGCTCTGCAGGTAGGCAATCTTTTGCTGCAGCCTTGTAATGGCCTTTTCTTCGCTCTCAACGCTTTTACGGCCGATGCTGGCAAATGCGTCCAAAACTTCGTTTGTGGCATCTTTTATGTTGAGCCACCCACGCTCTATCGAGCCAAGGTTTTCGCGAATCTTCGCGGTTCGCTGACCCATTGCCTCTGCATAGGTCCGCTCCGCCAGGTCAGCAGCGCCAACAGCATTGCCCTGGTCAGACAAGGCCTTGATTTGGGCATACACCGAAGCGGTCAGGAACCGGTATTTCTCATCCAGCTCGACGATGCCGGCGACCGGATCTTTGCCAAGCTTGATGAATTCAGCGACCGTTTCCTCTATCGCCTTGCCCGTGACGCGCTGCATCTCCAAAGCCGTCGTCGTTATCAGCTTGAAGTTTCCAGTCGTGTTCTCGCCGGCAGCAGTTAGCTGGGCCAGTGCGCCTGCAGCTTGTCCAAACGTGCCCGTCACCTGGTCTGCCGACTCTGCCAGGCTGATCAGTTGCGCTTCGGATGCCTTCGAGAAGTTACCGGTCAGGATCAGACTGTTGCGCAGAGCGTCGGACTGCTCAGAGCCTTTGTAATAGGCAAGCGCCAGGGTGCCAGCGGCGGCTGCAGCCACGGTGAACGGGTTTACCAATCCGAGAACATAGCCGCCCAAGGCCTTGGCGGCGGGCCCGATACCGCCGAACATGTCTTTGAGCTGGCCGCCCTGCTGCAGGAATACCGTCAGCGGGGCTTGTCCGCCCTGCAGGCTTACGGCAATGTCGGTGAACTGCGCTGGCACGCCGCGTAACGCCGCTTGATAGGCTTTTGCCGACATACCTGCCTTGTTCATGCCCTCCGACGCCTGGCCGATGCCTTCGCGCATATCGTTGATGCGCTGGGTGTACTCGACGAAGGTGTCGCTCTCGACGATGCCGGCCTTCTTGTACTTCGCCAGCTTCTCCTGCATGTCGTCCAGGCGACCAAGCGCGGCAACAGTTGGGTTGATCTGACCCAGCAGCTGAGAGAGCTCTTTGCGCTGATCATCCAGGCTGCTGCTCACTCCATCGGCCGATGATGCTGCCGAGTCGCCGGCGCGCTCCATGCGCTCAAGGGAGCTGCTCAGGTCATCCGCATTGCGCTTTGCGCCCCGCGAGTCGATCGTTACCGCCAGACGGGATTCCTGCGCCATACCTTTCTCCGGGCATAAAAAAACCCGCACAAGGCGGGCATTTTGTGAATCGATACTTCAGTTATACGCTTCGTAGCACTCTCGGTAGGCGGCGTTCTGGAACTCAGATATTGCGGTAGCCCGCTCCTTCGAATCCTCAAAAACGCGAACCTTGTAGGCCTTCAGCACCATCGCATCAGAGAATTTACTCTGGTCGCCTACGGATGCCATGGCATCCTCCAGAAGTTCACCATCCTGGCGCGCCTCCATTGCCTTTCCGGCCATAGCCGATATTTTTTTGCAGGTCTCGACCCCACTCGCAGCGAGAGCCGGCAAAGGCATGCACACAAGGGTGGCGATCAATAGCGTTCGATTCATGGCTTCCTCCATAAAGATGGCCAGAATCTAACATACACGCGCAACCATCAGCGCTTTCGGTGTCTTCCCTTGCCTTCGGATTCAGCTTGCGCTCTTTCCTGCTGCTCATCCCACCGCCGGCGGAATTCGTCGTCCAGGGCGAAGATGGCGGCGTCGAACTCTTCGCGGCATATCACAGAGGGGTAGCGGCTGAGGTATTCGGCGATCGCGGACGGTGCGATCGGCGCCGGAGCGCCCATCATGCCGACGTACTGCCGGGACCTTCCGATATGCCCGTAGGCCTCAAGGATCTCGGCGACCACGTCGTCGATCTCTGGGGGCTCCTGGGCCTTGAGGCCAAGGCGCTCATGCTTCCAGCGCTTCTTCTCGTTCTCCAGCCCGGCCCAGTCCCTACCCCAGCGATATGCCGCTACTGCTTTTCCGCAGTGGCCTTGGCCTGCTCCTCGATGCGCTTGGCGATGTCGAGGCCGGTGCGCAGGGCCAGGAAGTAGATGCTTGGCATCTGCTCGATCAGCGCCTTGCACAGCTGCGGGGTGTACTTGGCCGGCTCGCCCGGGCGCTCTTCGACGTCGATACCCTGCCAGTCCTTGATCAGGTGCTTGGTGGCGAGGTCGATGAACAGATCGTCGTCGGTTTCGAGCTCAACATCGGGGATGGAGTCGATGGTGAAGCCTGCCGTGCCCACGCCAGCTTGCTGATTCAGCGCGGCGAGGTGCCGGCGGATTACGGCTTGGTGCGACTTGTAGATTGGGTTGGCAATGGATGCGACCAGAATCGCCGCCGTGTCCGGGCCCTGATCGCACTTCACAGCCAGGCCACCCGGGCCGACCTTGAAGTGCACCCAGCGCTCGCCGTTGATATCCAGCTCTGGTTTTCTTGCAATGGTGATGCCCATGGTATTCCTCTGCGGTAAAAGGCCCGACGCACACCGCAGGGCGCGCCGGGCAAAGGGTTAAGCGGTGACGGTGACAGCGCAGGTATCGGTCTTGGTGCCGTCTGCGACGCTGGTGGCCGTGATGGTGGCGGTGCCGACTGCCAGCGCGGTGACCAGGCCGGTCTCGCTCACGCTGGCGATGGTCGGGGCGGAACTAGTCCAGGTGACTTGCTGGCTGGCACCGGCCGGGGTGACCACGACTTCGAGGTCGCCGGTATCACCTACTTCCAGGCTCAGGGTGGCCGGAGTGACATCCACGGCAGCCACAACGATCGGCGCCGGCAGACGGGTGATGGTCGGGGCCACGCGGCGGGCGGTGTAGTTCAGCTCCACCTGGATGATGTCGGTCGATCCGCCATCAGGCCAGTCAGCGGTAACTTCCATCTCGGGGATCAGGAACTTGTAGCCACCGTCGGCGTTGCCGATGGTGAATTCCAGGCTGATCGCGTCGTTGCCCTTCTGGGCCTTCCACAGCTCGTAGGCCATCTTCGACCAGCTGATGGTGATCGCGCCGGACGGGGTGAACGTGGTGGCAATGATGTTGCCTGGGTACGGGTTGCCGTTGCCGATACAGCGCTGCGTTTGCACGTTGTTGTTGAACTGCAGGTTGAAGCTGTCGACGCAAGCGTTGTCCTCGCCAACCTGGACCCCGTTGATACGCAGGCCGCTGATGTCTTTGAAGCTGAACCGCCGCTGGCTTGACTCGGGCTGGGCGTTGACGATGAACGACGTGTTGTCGCCCTTGTCGTCCCAGGAGCGCGCCGCCATGGTCATGGTGACCGTGACTTCGTTGTCGCCTGGGAAATCGAAGTTCATGTTTGCGACTTGCACGCCACGGGCAATGGCCGAGACTCCGATATCGGTCGCGTAGGATGCGATCGAGAAGGTGATGCGGTCGTCGCCCATGGTCAGGACGTTGCCGGCCCAGTCCTTGCCGAAGCAGGAGGCCATGAAATCGTCCAGTGCGCCAAAGCGCCATTTGGTTTCGATATCGCCGCCCACGTCCACGGTGGTTTGGGCAGTACCCTGAGACATGCGGGTGAAGCCGATTTCGTTGTTCTCTTCCGAGTTGAAGGTCGGCATCAGGCCGTTGCTGATGCGGGTCAGCACCTTCCAGTCACCGGCCGGTGTCACGCCTGGCGTCACCTCTTTGATGGAGGCAAGCTGTACTTTTGCACCGCTCGACATGGGGTGTTTCTCCTATGAGTAGGCGTAAAAAAACCGCCATGTGGCGGTGGATGTTGAGGGCTCAGTAGGCCCGGTATGGGATCGACACGTTGACCTGGTACCAGCCATGGCCGTCATCGCCAATCGTCGCAGCCGATGCCGCGTAGCAATCGAATGGCCAGGTCGGGTCGCTGTAGAACTCAAAGTGCTGCACCAGGGTGTCGGCGGCCTTGGTGATGACCAGGGAGCCCTTGTAGCTGGGGACGAACAGCTGAATCATGATGATGCCGGTGCGGCGCACGCATGGGCCGATACCGGTCTCTGTGGCGCTTGATAGCCCGGGCACATCCGCCAGCCTGGCCCAAATGGGCTTGCCGGCCGGGTTGAACGGCCCTTTCGGATTGTTCGGATAATCGACAGCGTCAGCAGGAATGCCCGCCCACTGCGTCATGCGGCCAGTGACGATGGCTCGGATTTGTTCGAAGGTCATTTGTCGAAGGCCTGTGTCGCGCCGTAGAAGGCGATGCCGTATATGCCTGCTGGAGCCTGCCGTGAGTGGCCGTCCTCAAGCGCGCCGGCGTATGCCAGGTTGTTCTGGATGTAGGTGACGGTGTATGGCTCAAGTCCAGACAGCACGCTCTCACCTCTGGCGACCGTCTCTTGGCCACTCTTGTCGTAAGCGTCGAGGGAGTAGTAGACAGGCGAACCGATGCTGACGATGTTGTTCGCCAGGAAGCGCCCGGTGTCCACAGGTGACCGTAGAACGATCTCCCCAAGCATTGCCAGGGTGATCGAGCGATGCCGCTCGGCCAGGGCATCTTCCACCAATCCGATGAACGCCGACGGCGGCACGCTCCAGGCGCGCCCTCCTCTCTGCCTGGCCATTACGCCTTCCTCAACTGCAGGTCATGGTGCACGCCCGCAGGGTCGCCGCCCACACGCACGATTCGATAGCCCTTGGCGGGCATACCGAGGATACCGACGTTGCCTGTCGTCTCCACCAGGTGACCGATGTCGGGCCTTCCGGCCACTTCGTTAGTCAGCGCGATCAGCTGGATGTCGCCGAACTTGATATTCAGACCGTCCACCCTCTTGTCATCGTACTCATGGAACACGCCGCGCCCTGCGTAGATCACCGGCTGAGCCGTTGTTTCCTCGGTCACCGGATCGAAGACGCCTGGACCCATGTATTCGCCCGTGAAGGCGGTCACCGACTCCGCAAAGACGTCATCGAATAGCTCCCCGAAGATTTCCTGCATCTCGTCGCGCATAGTTCGCCCTTATGGTGTACCGGGCCTGGCACCGGCAGTTCGCGGTTTCGTCCCAGCCGGCGCCCAAAGCGCGGTCGCCCGGGTAGCGCAGCAGCGCGCCTGAGTTGGTACTGAACGGCTCGCCAAGCGCCCGAGTCTGTCCCTGCATGCCCGCGTGGCTGTTGCGCACCTTCTCGTCTCGCCTGGTCTCCCAGTCCTTGACGATGGCTTCCCGCGGTAGCCCGCGTTCGACCAGTTGCTCATAAACCCGGTCACGGCCAGCGCTGAACGATTCCAGCGCCTCTGTGCGGGCGATCATCTGTGCATGGGTCTGCAGCAGGCGGTCGGCGTAGCGCCCGGCGATGCGGTCAGCATCAACGCTGTTGACTGGCGCGCCCGCCTTCAGCGCCCGCATGACCATGGCGTCGAATCGCTTGTCGCGACGCGTGCGGGCGAGGTACTTGCGCAACTGCTCGGGATCGCCGCTGCGCAGCTGGGTGCGGGCATCGGCAACGTATTGTGAAAAGTTGCCCGGGAGCCCGACCGTACCACCTGTTCGCCGACCGGTTTGCTTGCTCACCCGGCCGGCCAGATCCAGGGCAATCTGCCGTGGGCTTCGACCGGCCTGGAGACCTGATGAAACCGTAACGCTGATGCCATCGACTTGATCCATGGCCATCTGCGCTTTCAGGTTGGCGATGTGCTGCGCCAGCCATGACTGGGCGCCATCGGCATTCACGTCCAGCTCCTGCCTGCCCAAGCTGCGCGGCACGCTGCTCACCTCTGCCTTGGCGCCGGCCATATAGCCCGAACGGATCAACTCCATCAGCGCAGCGAACACCCCGACCGCGAGCATATCCGCCAGGGCGGAATCGTCTCGCGTCGCGATGAGGCGCTCGATCTCGGCGATGGTGGCCGCGTCCAGCGTTGCCCGAATCTGGTCAAGGTAGGCCTTGGCCATGGCCGGTTCCATGCTCTCAATCTGCCGGATGAGCTCTCCCTGGTTCACACGACCACCACTGCTGGCAGCGGGCACCGCAGCACCATGATCGGCGCCAGGATGTCGTTGATGATGCCGACGACGGGCTTGTTCGGCTGGCCGTCGACATCCTCAGGGCCGAAGAACTCGGTTTCAAGAGGCCCTACCTTGGCCCGTTTCACGGCCTTGGAGGCGACGTAGTCAGGGTTCAGACTGCCCGGTTTCACCAGTTCACGCAGCGCGCCTTCGTAGACTGCCTGCTCGACCTCTCGCGGCACCGAGCCAGCGTCTATTGGATCGCCGTTGCGGTCTGTAGCACCTTCGCGCGGCCATTGCAGCGCCTGGGCCCTGCCGCCAACCTTGCGCCCTGGGAAAGACAGGACGCAGCCTGTGGTGGGCAGCTGGGTGCCCAGGCCGTCGATGTAGGCTGAGGCTCGAGCCAGCGCCGCTTCCTTGTCGGCCTGAGTAGCAGCCGCCCAGGCGGCATTGCCACGGGCCTGGTGGTAGGCGTCAGCGCCAGCCACGGTACCGTAGTAGTCAGCCATCATCGCTCTCGAATAAGTGGGCGGAGAACCGCCCGGGGGTTATTACGGGTGCTTGGCCAGCTCGGCCTGCAGCTCTTCCAGGGTGACGTCGTCGCCGACATCAATGCCCTTTTCCTTGAGCTTGGCGATGGCCTCTTCCTTGGCCTTGGCTTCAGCCTCGATCAGGCGCTCTTGCAGGGTTTTCAGGCTGGAGTTCTTGCCAGCCTCGACACCCAGCGCCTTCAGCTTGGCGAACAGCGCTTCCTTGTCGCCTTCGTCGGCCTTCGGCGCAGTGCCGGAGACCTTCAGGAAGTCCAGGCGGGAGGCCAGCTTGTGGCCAGACTCGCTCAGCTCTACCTCGCGGGATTCGCCCGGCCCGACGAACACCACGCCAGTGGCGGTGTGCACACCCTGCGGCGCCTTGGAGTTGTTGGTCACTTTCATGGTGATCTCCTATCAGGCAGCCGGGGCGGTGATTTCGTCGAGGTACGCGAAAGCGCCTGGCAGGCGGATCTCGGTACCGCCGGTGCGGGCGATGATGCCCGTCTCGAAGCCCATGATGGACTTCTGGCGTGGCGCCAGGACGCGGCGAGGCATCGGCAGGTGGAAGCGGACCACCTCCGGGTCCTTGCGGTAGGCAACCAGACGACCACCGCCGTCCTGGGAGGCGTTGCGGGCCTCGCGCAGCGGCTGAATGTCCAGCGCCTGGCCGGTCTCGGCGGTGTAGATGTTGTTGCGGCGGATGAACTCCAGCACGGTCATGAAGCCGTCACCAGCCCCCATGCGGCGGGTGGCCAAGTCACGGAAGGCGTCTGGCGGCATGCGCAGGGTGTCCGCCCATTCCACCTCACCGGTGTTGGTGCGCACGCTGCTAAGGACGCCGTTGATGTCGGCCAGGATCTGGTCAACGGTCTTGCTCGCCCAGAAAGTCGAGCTGCCGGTGCCGGTTGCGGCCGCGTCAGTGCGGGCAACGATGGTGCTGTTCAGCAGGCCGGTCCAGTTCTTCTCGGTCGAGCCGCGCATGGCGATGTCGTTCAGCAGGCGCTCAACCTTGTCCGCGGCGCTCATGGCCTTGGTGTCGTTAAGGTTGACGCCATACAGAGCGGCCTGGTTGATTTCTTCCAGGTTCCACTCCCAGCCGGAGCCGATCATGGCGAAGTCGTGCGACGCCTGATCACGGGTCACCTGGTTGAACGGCATGTCGGTACCGGCGCCGCTGAGGAACTTGGCTTCGCCGGCGGTATCGACGGTGAAGAAGGTGGTGCCGATAGCCCACGGCTGGCCTTCGGTCACGACCGGCACGTGCGCGGCGTAGTTGAAGGCTGGGTAGCGGCGTTGGTAGACGCGGGTCTCGATGTTACGGCCTTGGGCGATAACGAACGGGAGCGCCGCCTGAGCGTCTTCGAAGCGATTCATGTGGTAGTTCCCTCGGCCTTAGGCGGAAGCGATCGGGCGCAGGCCCATGGAGATTTCGACGATGTCGCCGTTCGCGCCGGAGGTGTCGAACACGACATCAGGGAGCGGGCCGACGATGCCAGCGCCGGTAGCGGCGACGTAGCGGTTGGTGGTCGGGTTGTAGAACACCTCGCCGCCATCCACGACAGCGCCGCCGGCCTGGACCTTCATCGGGCCTTGGGTCATGAAGGCGCCGGTGAAGTACTGCGGGTAGCCGTCGACCAGCTGCGAGCCTTGAGCGACCGGCGGCACTGCCGGGTTCAGCACTGCGAAGCCGATGAACGTGCCGGCGGAGAAAGGCACCACCCCGTGGTCGCCGGTGCCGCGCTGGACCGGGGCGCCGAAGCGGATGCCCTCTGGGTTCTCGACGGTGCGGGAGATCTTGTTGCACTTCTCCTCGCTGGCGATCTGGCCGACTAGGCCCTTGGCCGGGGCATTGGTATAGGTGGTTTGGTAGGTAGCCATCGCTGGTTCTCCTTAGGCCTGGGCCGGGCGGTGGGCGGTTTGCATGTCAGCGATCATCTGCAGGCGCGCCTTCTCGGCGTCGTCGCCGGTGGTCTTGCTGTCCTGCTGGATCATGTGCTGGCGGAAAGGGTCGCCGGCCGGGTTCTTCGCGGCGTCCTCGACCAGAAGGTCGAAGCGAGCGTCGATGTAGGCCTCGGTCTTGCCAGCGATGGCTGCGTCGCCCAGCTTGGCGATGACCACGGCCTTGCGGATCTCCGCATCACCCTTGCCGGCGTAGTCGGCGTCGGCGATGGACTTGGCCTTGGTGATCAGGTCGGCGCGCGCCTGAACGCGCTTGTCGAGATCTGCGTCGCTGAGAACGGCCGCTTTCAGCTTGGTGATATCGTCGTCTTTCTTGGCCAGCTCGCTGTCCTTGGCCGCCAGGGCCACAGCGTGCGCGTCGGTCAGGGTCTTGATGTTGACGCCCGCGTCGGCCAGCTGCTTGGTCAGCTTGTCGATCGCCTGGGCGCCCTGGTCGGTGGTTTGAACGGACAGGCCATCAACAATGACCGTGCGCAGGGAATCAGCCATGTGATGGCCTCCTTTTGGGGGTGTGGGGTCGTTATCACCGATGCGAAGCTTTTCGCCACCTCGAGCGCGATGCTCCAGGCTGAGGTGATTCATTTTCATGGGGCCGAGGTAGACGTCGAAGTGCTCGCCATCCGGGGTCTTGCCGTCCTGGAACACCACTTCGGCGCCGTAGCCCATAGAGAGCTCGCGCTTGCCGGCCTCGTAGTCCTCGATGGCCTTGGCGTCCATCAGCACCAGCGGAACCTTGACGAATTCGCCGTCGCGGACGACTTCGCCGCCGGTCTGGCCGATGGCGTGGTCTTTCCAGTTCTTGGCGTTGACGCCCTCGCCGCCCGGGTGGCCGTTGGTCATGGGTCGGTAGGCGTAGGACTGCATGGCGTCCTTGTGGAATACCGAGCTCTCCGGCCGGTATACCTTGACGATCGGCTTGTCGCGCAGGCCGTGCTCGTTGTCCGGGTCGATCTCGGTGCCCAGGTAGTCCTGGATGCCGGTGCGAGCGACTCGGGCCTCGGCCACCAGGTAGCCGTCAGCCGTCCGCCGCACATTGGAAGCGGTGACAGAGTCTTGAAGGATCATGGTTTACCTCAGGGCTGCAGGTCTTCGAAGATTTCCGGCCCGAATTCGATCTTCCCGCGGTACGGCTCGACCTTGCTTAGGTCGAGATCGCCAGCGGCGTAGGTGATGGTCACGTGCGGCTGGTACTCCTCGTAATCCCACGAGGCGCCGGCTTCACGGATCTGCATGTGTCGCCAGGCCAGTTCGGACGAGTTGAACAGCAGTACGACTGCGCCTTCTCCACCCAGCGGCTCGACCAGGCGCGCACCGCCCGGAGCGACGGCCAACCCGCCGTCCTGCCGGCTGCCCCAGTCGCCGCCAACCTTCATCCAGTCCAGCGCCTGCCTGCTGTATGCGATGGTGACGTGCAGTTCATCGGCCGGGACTGTGGTATCGAAGCCTTGGGCCTTGGCCCATGCCAGGATGTCGGCGCCGTTGGTGACCTTGCGCTGCACGTACAGCGGCCGCGGGGCTGCGTCACCGAGGGAGGTAGTGCGCGACGGGGTCTTGTTGCCCTCCTCGTCGATCTCCGGCTCTTCCTCGTCCGGCAGCTGCGATCCGTACTCAGCAATCGCCGACTCCAGCCCAGGCAGAACGCTCTGCTCAACCAGCATGGTTGTTGCCGCCTTGCTCAGCGCCTCATCAGGGAACAGACCGGACTCCTTGAGGATCTTGACCGTCTCGGCCGCCCGCTTGCTGTTCTCCGACTGCTGAGTAGCTGTCGGCTGCCAAAGCGGGTTCCAGATGTAGTGGATTTTCTTGTCACGGCTGCCCAGGGCTGAACGGATCAGGCACTCGTCAGCCACGGACAGTGCCGGGGTGATATCAAGCTCCTGCATCGCCTGGATACGGTCGTAGTAGTTGCGCAGGTCCGATTCCCCGGTCGCACTCAGGCCCGAGGGCGCCTGCCCGATCAGGCGGGTGGCCGGGATGTCAGCAGCGCCGGAAACAGCCTGAAGGAATCGATCGATGACGTCAGGCAGGCCGCCGAAGCTCGCCTGCTTGCTGTCGTAGTCTTCCGCAGCATCCAACAGCAGCGTGCCGTTGATGCCCTTCGCCATGGCCGCCAGCCGAATGCGCTCCAGCACCTGCTTTTCGAACGCTGGATCCTGCAATTGCTGCATGAAGTCCGGGATCTTGATGACGTCGACCTTGGCCTCGTAGACCAGGCTCGCCACGTTCGCGTTGGTGCCGTCCGATTGCTTGATGGCATCGAACACGGCCTGGAGCACGGAATCGCCCCAGCCATAATCGACCACCATATCGGCCCCGGGGTCTGGCAGCTCGGCGCCGATGAAGATGATCAGTCGTGACGGGTGAATCTTCAGCTGGCTGCCGCTGACGGTGTACCACTTGGGCTTTTCGAACAGTTCCGACTGCGGGTCCTGCTCAATCTCGCCGGCGGCCAGCTTGCGCTTGCTCAGTACGGTCAGGTACTTGATGCCGCCCTTCCCGATCCGCTCAGGATTGAGCGGGCCGGAGGTGTCGCGCTCACCGGTACCGATGAAAATCGCCGAGCCACCGAACAGCCTTGCCCGGGTCAGTGCCTGTTTCACCTTGCGGCGCAGGTCCAAGCGCTTCTCTTCGGCCTCGATCTTCTCGATCTGGTCCTTGGTAGCCTGCCAGCCCCGCCAGCGCCGTGTAGCGTCCAGCGGCGGGATGTCGACGATCTTGCGCGGCAGCCAAGCCCCTCGGTAGGCGTTGCTCAGGTCCTGATCAGTCAGCATCACAGGCGCATACACGGACCCCGATGCCTTGTCGCGGTCGGTGCCCAGGTTCGCCACCAGGTTCACCAGCTTGTCGCTGAGGTATCGGACTACGCCCATTAGGAAACACCTGCGAGGGAGTACTTGTTGATTGGGTACTCTTTGTGGATGAAGTAGCCGCCGGCGTCTGGCCGGTGGTCGTTGCCCTGCTTCTTGTCCGGCTCGCCGTTGTCGCCCCAGATCTGCTGCTCGAGGTCATCGGCGTAGGTCGGGCACTTGTCGGCGTTGATCCGGTACCGGCGCTGGCCCGCGGCGTTGCAGAACATGGCGTTCATTGAGTTGATGCGGTCTTTCACGGGCGGGTTAGCACCGGGCGCCGACACCATGAATCCGGCCTGCTTGAGCAGGGAGATGTCGGTCTCACTGGCCCGGACGGACTTGCGAGAGTCGCCCGAGGCATCCGGATAGACCCGGATCTGTCGGGTGTTGCGGAAGTCGCCGTCGGCATACAGCCAGTAGCGCTCCTTGATCTGGCGGATCATGTCGGGCGTGTCGTAGCCGTTGATGATCTCGTCCACCGCGTGCGGCAGGCCCAGGCGCTTCACGTGCACCACTGCCGACATCTTCCCGACGTTGAAGTCCATGCCGATGAACAGGGCCTCGCCAGGCTGGATAGTCTCCTGGCTGCCGTTGAGCTTGCGGTCGTAGGCGGTGTAGATCGTCCCGGACGTCAGGTTGACGAATTGGCCATTCAGGTAGGCCATGATCAACTGCTCAGGGTATGAGTCCATCAGCGACGGAATGTAGTCCGGCGGCAGATTCAGCTCGTTGTCGAACGTGCTCGCCTGCACCAGGCCGTACATGTCGTTCAGCGCCGGTTTCTCGCGCAGCTGCTTCACGAACTGCTGATAGACGAACTTGAACCCCTCGGGGGTCGTGGTGACGTCTACACCGTTCTTGAGCCCGTCCACGTTGTAGCGCATACGGGCGATGATCTTGCGCCAGGCGTGCTCAGCCTTCAGCTTGGGCAGGACGTCCAGCTCATCGACCAGAGCGTGCCCGATCTTGAAGCCCACGATGGTCTGGGGCTTCTCCATCGAGCGGCAGATGGTCGTGCTGCGGTACTGACCACCGCTGTAGAACTCGACCTCCTTGTCGCTCTCCTTCGTCTTGACCTTGAGGCCCCAGTCGAAGGCGACCTCCTCAATGGTCGGGAAGAAGATGTCGCGGATCTGCGGGTACGTCGGGGCGAAGTAGCCGGAGTTGATCCTGGGCCATTCCCAAACGTGCTTGCAGATGCCAGCGCAGCCTACCCAGGTTTTGCCCGAGCCGAAGCCAGCGACGAAGCCGCGGAACTTGTGCCGCATGTTGATGAAGGTGGCCTGCGGGACGTTAAGCGTCGGCATCGCGCTTCCTCGCATCCATCACCGTGACCTGTACCGAGGTGGGTACCGCGTTGTCGAGCGGGCTATCCACCTTCGTCTGCCGGTTCACGTACACGTCGCCTACTTCCTTGGCCGCCTGCTCCAGTAACTGGGCGGTCAGGGCCATATTCTTCATGCTCTCGGCCTTCTCGGCCATGCGACCCAGTGTGCGGAGGCGGTAGGCTCGGTGCGCGATTGGGATATCAGCAGTCTCGGTGGTGAAGCGCTCCCGGCATGCGTGGAACATATCCACCCAGCGCTTGGCCAGGCCGCGCCCGGCGAACTTCGTAGGATCGTGCGATTCGCACTGCTGCCGACTGACATCGACGCTGAATTCTTTTTTGACAGCCTCCACCACCTGGGACGGTGTATCGAAGCAGGCCAGAGCCTGAACAATGAAGGCTTTGACCTCGCTTCGTAGTGCTGCCATGGGTTGTCATCCGTCAAAACCTGTCAAAAATCAGGCCGACTTGAGTAGGCAGGTTCCGCAGGCCCTCGAAATGTTGATCTTGGCCACTTCAGGTGGCCGGCTTGCAGCGTCGATCAGCTGCTGTACGTCGTGACTGGCACCGTAGCGGCGAACCACACCGACGAACTCCTCGACGTCATGGCCGCGCATCTCAAGCTTAGGCATGCCGTCATCGCCGAACGCTGGGGCGCCGTACTTATCGAGCTTGTGGCCGATGTGGTACAGCTCATGCTCGACCAGGGCGCAGAACTCGGCCTCGGTGCACTGGGAGCAGTAATCGGCGGCCAGGGTGATGAGGAACTCGGGCTCTTCGCCGAACCAGCCCCGCATCTGCTGCTCTTGGCGAGCCTTCTGCCAGCCGCCCGCGCGGATCATCAGTTGCTCAGCCTGGCCCAGCACTGAGCGGCCCTTCTTCGCAAAGCTGGACGACGCCCACATGACACCGATGCTCGCATCGATCAGATGAGCATGCTCTTCGTTGTGGATGCTGCCGGTGGTGGCGAGGATCTCGGCCTGTATCCACTCCCACAGATCGGGAGCAGGCTTGAGGATCAGGAATGGCGACTCGAGCAGGTCGGCCGGCGGCATTGGCCGGGTCACGCCGGCTGCACCGTGACCACCCCTCGCAGCCTGCGGGTGTAGACGTCATCACAGGCTGGGCGCTTTACCTTGAACGGGCGAGGCGAATACACGCATACCCCGGCATCGGTATCGCACCACAGCACGTTTTCGACTTGATTGCCATTCACGAACACGCGGCGATTTCCGCGGCCGTCGGCGTGACGATGGAAGCTGGATGGCGCAGGCATAAGTCAATCTCCGAGGCGCTGGCCAGATATCACCTCGCCAAGGCTCAGCCCATGACGCGAACGGCTGGACTCAATCCCATCGGCCTTATCCTTCGCCACCATTGCGTCAGCAACCAGGTCGGCCTGCTGGCCGCTGGGGAACTCTCCAATCATCGAGGATGAGGCGCTGTCAGCGTCGGAGGCGTAGCGGCTCACGATGTAGCGGGTAACCGGGCGAACTTGGTATTCGGTCTTCATGGGATATCTCCGGCCTGCGCACAGGCTGAGTGGTGGTCGCGCCACGAAATGGCGCACGTCTATTTTGTGGCGCGCGGCCTTTGTCTCGACTGATCGAACAGCCTGGCCACGTTGCCCCTTGAGCGCAGGGCCAGGATGAACAGGATTCCAAATATCAGGGTGCTAGGCAGTGATGTAGCCGGCCACTGCCCGTACAGGAGGATTGCTCCGATGATGCTTAGCCACTCCTGACCGAACAGGGAGGCGAGGCAGAATGCGCATAGGCTTGGCAGGAACTTGTAGCTCGACCCGCCCCGCCGGTACATGAACGCGATGACAAAGCAGATCCCGCCGCAGAACCCGGCGTGTGCCAGAGTGATGGTTTGGTCTAGGGTCATTGGCCCCCTCGCTTGGGGAACAGACTGCCGATTGCTGCTGGCAGCTCGGTTACCCACTTCGGCAGTTTGCCGGTGGTGATCGACTCCAGAACGCTGATACTCACCAGAACGGTGGCGAGGCCACAGCTGAATGCGGCAATGCCGCTGGTTTTGGTCCAGGCTTGGGCCAGGATCTCGGCAGAGCCGTAGTACCCGCCGATCCAGCCGGCGAGCAGGTAGCCCATGCGCTGCCAGAGGGTGATGTCCTTAGCCCACAGGATGAAGAGCAGTGCGCCACCGAAGGCGCAGACAACAGCGTTCAGATCAATCGTGGGAAGGCAGCTTGCCAGGGCAATGCCGCCAAGCCCTACAACCGTGCAGGCAGCTGCAGAAGCGGCATCGACCATGTTCAGTCCCTTAGTGTTTGTAGCGGAATGGTGCGGGGCCGCGGAAGTCGATCCCGGTGGCCAGAGCCCATACCGCAAAAATGAGGATGCCCGCGCTCAGTGCGGCAGCCAGAAATAGTGCCCGTCGCTCTTGGGTTGAGCCGTCAGGCCTTTTGAGGCCCTGGATGATGAAGAGGCAGCCCAGGAAGATGTTCGCGCTGATGTCGCGATGCATGGCGTAACTGGCCAAGGCCATGGAGAAGGCAAGCAGGCTCCAGCAGGTGGAGCGGGCCATATCGCCTCCGGGGACTCTTGATGGCCTCTGCAGGCAACAAAAAACCCGGCACTTGGCCGGGTTCAGTGTTATTTTTGCCAAAGGCAAAATTATCAGGATGGCGAAATAGTGCCACCAGCCGGACAATTCCGTCAAGCGGCAGATTTCATGATTTTTATAACCGCTGAAACTGGCACGAGAGCAGCCTTGTCGAGATCGTTGCAGGCGTCGAAACAGGCCTGAATGAATCCCTCCCATTCCCGGGTCCATTGTTCGGACGAAAGCTCCAGGCCCAGGACATGTAGCAACCATGATCGGAACCCTTCCGGCGTCGGGCATGGATCAATCCCTTCGCTCTGCCCACCCTGGTGCATGCGGCGGTACCGGTGCAGCACGCCCTGAGCGACTAGGCGGGCCTTCTCGAACTTCTTGGCGTACATCCGAGGGCCAGCGGCATAGGCAACGATGAACATCGCTTCATGCGCTTCCTCGGCGTCGTCGGTGGTGCCCATCGGGCTGTACATGTGGTTGCCGAACGCCTTCAGGTGGGCCGGCAGCGTGTCGATCGCCCGCTGGATGTGGGCGGCGACCGCCTGGTGCGCCTGGTGGCCTGCCTTCCGCTGCTTGTCGGTCTTCTGGATCATGCGGCCGAGCAGCCCCATTTCCTGCATCACTGCGCCCTGGCTATCGCGGGCCTGGTAGTAGCAGTCGTGCCAGGCACTCCTTGCGCTGCTCAGTTGCATGGGCCGCCCTCCTCGCGCTTGCGCTTGGCCTTGATGGCGATACCACGCACTAGGGCCCAGCCCCCGAAGATGATCACCCCGAGCAGGAGCAGCTGTGCGGTATCGATTAGTGTCCAGTTCATGCTGCTGCCCTCCGTAGATCTTTGAGTTTTTGCCTGTACAGGGCCTTGATGGCCTGCAGGTCTTCGATGGTCAGGCGTTGGGGCTTATGAGGCCCTTCGAGCCATTCAACCTGGTCGGCGCCGATGCGCTTCACCAGGCGGATGCGGTACTCAACCGCGTTACCGGACAGGTTCCGATTGCACTTCACGCACTGGCGGTGCACGTTGAGCGGCTCGAAGCGCAGCTCCGGGCAGGCGCCCACCGAACGGTAATGCCCGGCGTCCCAGCGGCTGCCGGTAATCAGGTCGTGGTCGCTCGGGCTCGAGTCGCAACTGATGCACGGCAGGCCGGCGTCGCGCTCGCGGATGTAGGCATTGAACGCCGTCTGCGCCTCGGCCATGTGTTCGCGGCGTGTCTTCAGCTTGTCCCGGCGCTCCTTTAAGTCCTCTCGGGCTTGCTTGGTGATGGCCTTGGCCGCGACCTTCTGCAGCTTCGGGTCCTTGGCCATGGCCTTGGCACAGGCAATGCTGCACACCTTCTGCGTGGTCATTGTCGGCTTGAAGGGCTTGCCGCAACCTGGTGCCTTGCACTTCTTCGGTTTGATCTCCTTGGCAAGCATCAGTACCGCCCTCCCCACCGATCCGGCTCAGTCCAGCGAACGCCGTGCTCGGCGCCGAAGGCATGCATCACTTCGAACAGGTCGCTGAACCACTTCTGAGACTGCTTACGGGTCGAGACACCTAGGACGACGAAGCCGCCGTCGATGCCCGGCACCGCATCCTGCTTCTGCACCGCCGCGCTGAAGATGTGCTTCCAGTCCTCGTCGGTGAGCTTGCGGCCGTACCACTCCACCTGCTGGGACACGTCGCGGAGCATTGCCCACATCTTCCGGTTGCAGACGTCCGGGCGCTTCTCGTCCTTGATGACCACCACCTTGGGCTTGGTCAGGTCGATGGCGTGCAGGGCGCCGTACAGACGGTTGAGGTCCTGACTGCTGCGAATTGCGAACTCAGTCACGGCTCCCCTCCTTCACCCAGCGACGGATTGCCATCTCGCAGCCTGAAATCAGACACACACCATTCGCTAGGCCGAGGTGAGTCTTGTTGGCCCCACAGCCGCACCAGCATTTCGGCTGGCGACCTGGGCGCTTCTTCCTGACTTCCATGTAGCGGATGTGGCCTGGCTGCCCGCCGACCTGGCCCCAGCCGTTCATGCCACCACGCATGGCTGCCGAGCGCGCTGCAGGAGACATGCTGTTGAGGTTGGTCATGGCGCCACCTTCAGGCCCTGGGCCTCGATGGCTCGCTTGCACTTGAAGATGGCGGAATACTGCGCGCCCATGCGGCTCTCAAGAACCTGGTACTGCTCGGGATCATCCTTCTGAGTGACGCCGTACGACTCTGGCGACTCGGGCTCAGGCAGTTCCACCACCACGGCCTCGCGGGAGGCCTGCCAGGAAAGCCAGCAGTGCTCGACCGTCGTGCTGCAGTACTCGCCGTTATTGAAGCGACGCATGTTCTGGTTTGGGTAGTCGCGCAGCACCCACGCCTCGAACTGCTCGCGCATCTTGTTGGTGTCCATCACACCCCCTCCCCGGCCGGCTGCCCGGCGCGCTTGATGTTCAACTTGGCCAGCAGGTGTGCACGGCACGCGGCGGCGCTCAATGGGATCTGCTGGAAGTCCAGCAGGCGGGCCTGCTGTTGGCTTGCATACTCGTCGGCCAGCTCGATCAGGCTCTTCTGGCTGTCGTGGCCGATGCCCGTGGCGATCTTGCCGTCCAGAGGCTGGCCTTCCTTCGCCCGGCGCAGCACGATTTCGTAGGCCCGGTCGAAGCGCACCTGCAGGCCCTTGTCGTTCTGCTGTGCAGCGCGCAGGTCGAACAGGCCGGTGGTCACGGCGGCGATCTTCACGCCCTCGTGGCTGTAGACGCCCAGCAAGGCCTCGACCCAGGCAGCGGCCGGTGCTGGCATGCCGAAGTCCTCGGGCGTCGGCTGGCACATGGCAATGAACTCACCGACACTCGGCGCGAAAGGCTTCTTGAGCTTGCGGCACTTCTCGATGCCGAACTCGATCTGCTCGATGGTGCGGATGCCTTGGGCGGCGAACTCCTTTATCCATTCTTCCTTGGCGGCCGCCAGAGCCTCTGTGGAGGGCCAGGCTTGGCGCCAAGCAGGGAAGATGCCCCGGAGTCGCCTGAACAGGCCGTTAACCACCTCAGCGGTCTCCAGAGAGACCACAACGGGGCCGCCATGCAGTTCGGGTGGCCGGTTGTTCATTGCCGCCATCAGTTGGTTGGCTGATCTCATGTGCGCACCATCAGCCCTTCGGCCCAGGTCGAGTCGTTGAAGTCAGGTTCGTTGGAGCGGGTACCGCGCTGCTGTGCACCCGGCAGCACCTTCTCCGGGAACAGGCCGGTCCAGCCGTTGCTGATGGACTGGTTGATCACGGCGTCAGGAGCGTGATGGCCTGCCAGGGTCTTGGCTTGGCGGTCGCAGGTGGTCTTGGTCAGGCGTTTGCCGATCTCGCGGCGGTGCTGGCACCAGTCGGCCCAAACTGAGGGGGTGACGTTGGTCGGGCAGGCAGTCAGAGGGTCGAACTTCGAAGCCTTGCGCGAAGCGGTCGAGGACGCCTTGGCGGCCGCGCGCTCACCCTCAGTTGTACTGTTGCTCTTTGTATTACTCTCCTCCGCCTTTTCCGAATAGGGGTCACCGCCTTTTCCGAATAGGGTCGCCGTGTTTTCCGAATAGGTATTCGACTTTCCGAATAGGTTGGAAAGGCGCACGCGGCGCTCGACAACCTGGCGGCCATCACGGATCAGCTCGACCCGCAAAAGGCCCTTGGCGGAGAGAGCGCTGATGATTTCAGAGACGCGAGAGCTCGACAGGCCGAAGAACCTGGCGAAGTGGCTATTGCTGGCGTAGCAACCCCGCACGGGGTCTTGCAGGCTGCCGATCTCAACAATCATCACCTTCTCGGTGATCGACAAGGAATGATCCAGCCATACCTCGGCAGGGATCCAGACGCCCTTGAATTGACGTGGAATATCGGTCATTGGCCGCGCTCCTTGGACTTCTCTGCGCGGCGCTTATCGCGGTAGGCAAACACCTCTTCCATGCCTTCCTCGATCTTCACGACCTCCCGGTCGAAGTAGGCTTGGGCCTGAGTTTCCTCTTCCGGCGGAAGCTCGCCCGGGCCGGCCAAACCGTTCCAGATCCATTGCATGGCCGCGTCGGCGCCCTTCCCGTGCCGCCACTCGACCACAGAGGCACGCATGCCGAGCAAGTAGCGCCCGAACAGCAGGTCCATTTCCTTCACCAGCATGCGCAGATCTTGGTTCTCGGCCGTGAGCCGGTCATACGCCTCTGCCATCACGACATCCGGACCGTGCGGGTCGTAGCCGATACGATTTCCGTTCTCGGAGAGCATGGTAACGACCTTGTAGCGATGGACTTCGCTCATGCTGCACCTCGCACGGCCTTGTCGTGGGTGTGCAGGCCGTCCCAGTTCTTTTTCATGGGAAGCTCGCCAGCCAGGTACAGCTCGTACAGGCGCACGGCGCCCTTGCGCAGCAGGATCGGCGTGAAGGCGATGAATGGGTCCTTGCCGTGCGGGCTTACCTGCTGCTGATGCTCCGTCATGTACTTGTCGCGGGCGTATGAGCCGACGCGCCAGCGGGTGCTGGTCTTGCTCTCGTTGTAGAGCCAGCTGCGGCCCTCAAGGAAATGGCCCACCTGCATCACGTTGACCCCATTCAGGCCCTTGCAGAACTGGGCCGGGGTCATGCCTTCCTTGAACAGGTTTTCGAGGTGCTCGATCTTGGTGGCCTGGGCCTTCACTTCGACGGTGAGAAGGACACGGGCCTTCTCCGACTCCAGGGCCATTTGGAGGATTTCCAGCTTGCTGAGATCGGCAGGAATCGGCTTCGCGACCTGGGCCTCCAGCTGCTGCCAGCGATCCACCAGCGCGGCAGTGAATTCCGGCGAAAGCTGGGCGACGACAACGAAGCTGTCGCGCTTACCGATCAGGTACTGCTTTATGCAAAGTGGCCCAGGCCCCGGATTAGGGACTTCCTCAAATTGAGGGAGTCCAATCAGGCCTTTGGCGTGAAGGGATTCGATGGTCCGCCACACGTTGTCATGGCGTTTTTGAGTGACCTCGGCAATTTCCCGCGAGGACATGCGCGCCACGAAATCGTGGTTCGCATTTTGTGGCGCGCCGTTTTGAAGCGCTTGTATACTGGTGGCCTGCAGATGCATAATTCACCTCAGAGTTTTATGTGAAGCAGAGAGCCGGGCCGCAATCCCGGCTTTTTTGTGTCTGTAAGAAGCCCGAAAGAGGGCCTCTGTCTTTCCACAATCAGGGAACATCGAGGCCCTTTTTGTGCCCTACCAGCCCCAACACGGGGGCCTTGTGTCGCATTTGTCTCAATTGCTCCTGCACCGCGAGTGAGCGACTCATTTCCAAGTACTCATCCGTCGATCTATCCAGGCTCCAGCCAAGGTCGGCAGCCAGCTGTCGAACCTCAGCCTTCACCTCGATTGGCAGCAATTCGAAGGTGGTTTCAGGCATAGGCCCTCCATAGGGTCCTTAAGCTGATTTATCCTGCTGCCCGACACCGTTCATTTCTCGGAGCAGGTCAGCAGCACCAAGGCGTCGACCCAGGTTTGCCAGTTCGTGCACGTAGGTCGCGAGTTGCATGCCGGCCATGCGGGCCTCCATGCGCAGCTTCTTGACCTCCTCTGGCTTCCAACGCGACTTGATCACTTCGCTGCGTTTGTTGGCGGGGTCCAGGTGCATTCAGGGTTTTCCTTTTGATTGAGAAATGGTTAAGCGGCGTTTTTTACGGAGGCTTTCAATTTGCCCTTGGTCAGAACCTGGATCTGGTACTGACGGGATTCAGGGACGTACTCACCCCACTGGGTCACTGCGCTCGGATTGATCAGCAAAGCGTCAGCGAGCTTCTTTTTGGAACCGAAGAAGGCGGCGGCGTCTGTTGTCTTCATTGCTTCGCTCCTTTGGCGATAAGGCTATTTAAGCATGCTAATTTTTGAACGACAAGAGCATCCACCAGCAAAGGCCATGCTAAAGTTAAGCTGGCTTAATATTTGAGGATGAACAGACCCGAACGAATCGCTAAAGCGATCAAGCACAGCAAAAAACTGAAGAAGGAGATCGCCCGCGAATGCGGGGTCACTCCTTCCGCCGTTACTCAATGGATTACGGGCGACAGCAAGAGCATGAGGCCCGAAAACCTGTTTGCGCTTGCCCAAGCTACCGGGGTGAGCGCCGAGTGGCTCGCAAACGGCACGGGCGAAATGATCGCAGCCACTTCAGGTTTTGACGCTAACGTTGAGCCCGCATCGGGGCCTTTCAGATATTACGAGTACCCAGAAATCAGCTGGGTCCAGGCTGGGATGCCCGTGGAGGCTGTAGAAATTTCAAACGTGGCCTCTTGCGAGGTTCACCCATCAGACGCCTGGGCTGGACCAAACGGGTTCTGGCTCAAGGTAAAAGGCCCATCGATGACCTCGCCAAATGGCATGTCGTTCCCTGAGGGTATGGTGATCCTGGTGGCCCCGGGTTTCGACGTTGAGAGCAGCCAGTTCGTGGTAGCCAAGATGACCGACACCAATGAGGCCACCTTCAAGCAGTTCATCTGGGATTCTGGCCGGGCCTTCCTTAAGCCGCTCAACCCTTCGTTCCCGACCGTCGAGATGGATGGCGAATGGGTGCTTGTGGGGCGAGTGGTCGATGCCAAGTGGCCGCGATCAGCTCTGTGAGGTTTGTCATGCCCCTAACCAAGCCCAACCAAGAACTCAACCGCGACCTCCAGGGGCTAGCCTCCGACCTGAAGTGGTCGGCGGTCGAGCTGATGCGCATTGCGGTACGCCTGAGCGAGGCCGGAAACGAGCACGACGCCCAGGCAGTGATTAGGATCTGCCAGGTGATGCAGGCTGGGGAGGATCGGTTGGCGGGGTATGGGGATGAGGTGAAGGCGGGGTTGATTCTACGGAATTCAGAGGGGCAGCCGTCGGCATAGCGAAGAAACGCATGAATGAAAGCGTGCACGAGACAAATCCATCGGATCAAGACTCTCCTAAAAAATAGTGGCATGTCTTTGCTGACGGCCATTCTATACGAAGGTTTGGCGGAAAAGAGGTGAGCTTTAGGTGGCTCATTAGCTCAGTAGCAGGCCACCCTAAATCTCATGAAAATCATATAGTTATGGATAATTTTTATGAGTAAGAAGGCCGTGCAAAAAGGACAGATAGCTCTCGATCTAGGCGTCGAAATCCAGAAAGACATCAACGGCGTCGAGATGGGGGTGCTTGAAAATGGTATTCCATACCTGACACAGCGAGGCTTATCCCGCATAACCGGTGCTGCGCGCAGTGCAATCCAAACCATTACTCAAGAGTGGGAGGATCACTACGATGACCAGGTGATTGGAAAGGACCGGATTTCCTACCTAAAGGCCTACCTTTTCAAGAATGGCTATACCGACCGAAAGCTTTACATTGAGTGCGACAAAGACGGGTCTAGACACTACTCATACCCTGACATCGTGTGCATGGCGTTCCTTGAATATTACGCTTTCGAGTCAAGCGGCAACAATCAGACAGCGATCGAGAGTTACCGAAGCTTTGCCAGCCTAGGCCTCGCCGGGTTCATTTACAAGGCACTCGGATACACGCCTGGAGATAAGTGGAAGTATCACAACGACAGGGTATCGATCCTCAATGATAGTGCACCGGTTGGTCACTTCACGATTTTCAAAGAAATCACAGGTATGGTAGTCGACCTGATCAACGCTGACGTACCAGTGAATGATAAGACGATTCCAGACATCAGCGTAGGGATAGCTTGGGGTAATTACTGGCGCGAAAACGACTTGAGCCAACTGTATGGGGAAAGGACTTATTATGAGCATAACTATCCAGGCTACTACCCTCAGGCAATGAGCAACCCTCAGAAGCCCGCAGCCTACCCTGATGCGGCCCTCCCGACCTTCAGGCAGTGGTTCTACAGCGAGTATCTGCCGACCAAATTCCCAAGGTATATATTGTCAAAGGCCAAGGTCCTTAGGGGCGGGCAGCAGGAAGCCCAAGCAATCGCAGGAATTTTTCAAAGTAAGGCGATCACCAAATTCTGACTACATAAGAAGCCAGCCTCGGCGGGCTTTTTCATGCCTTCACGCTTTTTTCACGCCCTACCCTGCACAGTGAAGGCTCATCCGCTTCCCTACGTTAGCCCGCATTGCAGTGCGGGCTTTTCTTTGCGTGCGTGATGGCGGATGGCCAGAGTGGTAGGATACGAGCTTAACCAACACAGGCCTGTTTCACGATGAAAAAAGTATGGATGCCTTTGGCGCTGTCTCTTGCCCTGTCCGCATGCGCCATTCCTCAGCAGCAAGCCGTACCACGAGTCCCATTCCCAGTAGCCGAGTACGATGCACTTCCCAAAACCGGGACCGGATCGCTGACCGGGCAAGTCTTCATGCGCACCGTAGGCGGCGACGTTAAATTTGGCGCCGGCAGTGATGTCCATCTGCAGCCCGTTACCTCCTACTCACAGCAGTGGTATGACACAAATTACCTAGGCGGCCAGCCTCTAGCGCCGGCCGACCCGCGGGCATCTCAAGGGCTGCTAACCACGCAGGCTGATGGCAACGGAAACTTCAGTTTCTCTAACGTGCCGCCTGGGAAATACTTCCTTAGCTCGACCGTAAGCTGGCAAGCTCCATCCCAGTATGGTTTGCTTCCGCAAGGCGGCGTGGTTGCCAAGATCATTACAATATCGAATGGCTCGCAAGCCCGAGAAATGCTTACGAAGTAGCCTCTCAAAAAGCAGAAGCCCGCCATCGAAGCGGGCTTTTTGCTGCCTGGTTTATAGAGAGGCAGGATCTATACCGATCAGCCGGAGAGACTCGGCAAGCGATGGGTCTATCACTGTCTCTCCGGTGGTTGATGCGGCCTGGTTGATGCCTACAGTCCGGTACTTCAAGTTTTGCCCAGACAGCATTTGCTTCAGGATCTTCCTGGCCTTCTCACCACCGGTAACCGTATACGGGCTCATCATCTGGGTGATGTTGAGCATTGCCTGGTCCTGTGTCTGCTTGACTAGCGCCGCCTGCTCGGGAGGTAGATTAAGAGCATATTGAGGCGCGGCAGGCATCATGCTGACAGGTGTCTCTTGGGGCGTAATGGTCCATGCCTCGTTCTGATCGATCCGCAGTTGGACGGTGCCAACCGGGATTTTGAAGCGACCGCCAGACATCAAGCCGACATAGATCTCATCGCCCTCCTTCCGAACCACCGGATAGAAGTGAAGCGACCTGGTCACGATTGAACCCGAGGCCGGGAACTCGCTCGTGGTCACCATCATCGTGGTTTTATCCGTGAACTCGTCAGTGGTTCCAGTTGCCTGCCACGTTGGTCCCGCTGCGCATCCGCCCAGCGCAACAGCTGCCGCCAGTACCGCGATGATCCCTTTCATTCCCATCTCCACGTTTTTGGTCGGCGCATTGTAGCAAAGCGCCACTGCTGCCAACCGGTCGCACGGTGCGGTTTTGCGGACACAAAATTCAGCATTCTAAATTTTTTAATTGAGCATGCTTGACCATAACAATTCAGCTTGCTAAATTTCACCTCAAGCAGTCACTCACGGGGGACTGCAGAGGCCCTCAAGCCTCACCGCTCTTTCACATTGATGGGAACCTCGCGGATCGATCCCGGCAACGGCACAGCGCGAGCAATAAATTCGATCCCCATGCCAGCTCTGGAACTGGTGAACAGACCGCATTGCCTCTACCGGCGACCGGCGATCAGACAGCCCCGAAAGGCTGCCCACGATAGGGAGAACCCTGTACGGCTGATCGAGAGCGAAACGCTCGAACCGTTACGCCCAGTAGGCACGAAAGACCCGGCAAGCAATGCGCCCCGCCACCCCGGCGGTAATGGGACAGAACGATTTACTGATGCCGGTTCACTGAGCCGGCATTGGAAATCAACTGGAGGAACACGGAATGAACAAAGTCCTTCGCATCACCCTTGCCGGCGAGCGCGAGGTGTTCGCCGACAGCGATCTGGCCGCCTGCATTCGCGAGGCGAACCGCATCAACGCCGAGCGCGGCTACACCAACGGCGTTTGCGTGGTCGAGCGGGAAGACGGTCAGCGCATGACAGCCGCTGATTGCAAGGCGGCGGCATGAGGCTCTACTGCGAAGGCCACAGCGCGAGCAAGGGCTGGGCAATTTCCAGGAGCTGGTCGGACGCAGAGTGCATTGCACTGCCATCTGCACAGGAAGACGAGTTGAGGCCCGTGCGGTTCGTTCGATCTCGAGAGCGCGCCCTGATGTTGGTTACGCGATGGAACCGAAGATTCGCCACTCATTGAGCCGGCTCATACAAGCTCATAGCAGCTCATATATTCCCTGACAGCCGGAAAGACGGCCCGATGCCCTGCTCCCCATCGCAGGCTGCATTGGAGTGTGAACTGAATCCTGCCGCCAAGCAGCACAGCTTCTATCCAGCGAGATCGGGAGGAACGAACACCGGTCGATGCAGAGATTGGCTCCTGCCAGTTCACACCCCGATGCAGAGAAGCGCCCAGCTCAGGGCGCGGTTACCGAAGCACCTGTGGACGTCCCTTCCCTCGCACTGAGGGTAAACGAATTGCGCCGCTGGATGGGTCCACGCCAAGCCAGCTGCCGGGGTAGCGCCCGGCCTCTGCATCCCCTTCCCTTCACTTCGACCGCATTGGCGGGTGCCAGGCCACCTTTCACGGTGGGTTTGGTCACCCGCTTGCGAGGAGCAACCCAAGCCCAGAGGTTTTCCATGAGCCACCCACTTGTCTTTGGCGTTGGCGTGAACGACGCCGACTACGTGGTCTCCCCGTCTCGAAGCGAAAACGGGAAGATCACCTTCAAGTACATATGTCCTATTTACGCCAGGTGGGTAGCGATTCTCAGGCGCTGTTACCACGCTCCGAGCAGGCCCAGCAGGCCCAGCTACGAGGGCTGCACTGTTGCCAATGAATGGCATCGGTTCAGCGCATTCAAGAGTTGGATGGAAAGCCAAGACTGGCAGGGCAAGGACGTTGATAAAGACCTGCTGGTGAAGGGAAACAAGGTTTACGGCCCTGACACCTGCTGCCTGATAAGTCGGTCAATCAACTGCCTGGTTAGGGAAATCGCCAAGAACGCCAAGAAAGAGCACAGCCTTCCGCCTGGGGTCGATTTCGATCCGAAGCTCCAGAAATACCGCTCCCGAGCTCACTGCGTAATCACCGGGAAAAGAAACCATTTTGGGTATTTCGCAACGCCAGCCGAGGCGCATTTAGTCTGGCTCAGATTCAAGCGCGATCAGGCCGAGATCCTGGCTCAAGAACAAGCAGACCAGCGTGTAGCTAACGCTTTGAGGGGGCTCTATGCGAGCGACCAGCCCCTCCCTTCCCCACCCACCGAGTAACCCACCACCTGGAGGCGACCATGGGCGAACAGTGCATTGCGCACATCTGCAAGATCTGCGGCAGCGCCTGGAAGACCCGGGATCGCGCCAAGAAACACGTCAACCGACGACACAGCGAGCAGGTATCTCACCGGCGCGGCCCTGGCCAGCATGTTCGCTACCTCTGGATTGACCTCGAAAATCATCAAGTTCGAACCGTAGGAGGCGACCATGGGCGCACTTCGAGCAGCACAATGGCGGTATGACCACGCTGAGCCGGAAGACGACTCGGCGTATCAGGAAGCGGCGCAGAACTGGATCGCAAGCAAGGCCGAGGAGCTGGTCGGCGGCTGCGATGTCCTGATCCCGCAGCGTTTTGGCGGCCCGGTGGGCGTGCGTCAAGAGCAGTTCGTGGCCAAGGTCGCCGAGCACCTTCGGTCGCTGCAGGAAGCCGGGCAGGACGACATCACCGCCCTTGCCCAGCTTCTTCTACAGGCCCTGACCGGCGGCCCGGTGAAAAGCATGGTCGAGGACATCGTCGGCCAGAGCAATCACGCAAGCGGCAAGCTGTACGAGATCGCCGAGGCAATGCTTGAGCGGTACGTCGACCAGGGCCTGAGCTACGAGGCAGACGAGGCTCGGCTATGAGAAGCCCCCACGTTCTGATCGACGAAGAGCTTGAGGTCATGGCTCACCCTGAGACGCCACTGACCTGGCAGGCCATGGTCCTCAAGCTCCTCACCAAAATGCTGGACGACCAGCGCATCACCATCGAAGAGTTCAACCACTACTGCGGGCGCCTCAACAAGATCGTTGATGGGCGCAAGGAGGTCGCGTGAACGATATCAATTGGGCTGGCTGCCCTGAAGCAACCCACTTTGACCCGGTCGACCAGAACTTCCTGCGCGAGGTCGGAGAGGCGCTGCTGCTGTTCAACATCAAGCGCGGCTGGACCGTGCCTCTGCACACCGCATACGGCCTGCACGTAGAGGAATGCAATCGCCCACTAATTAAGCGCCCTGAGTGGAATGGCGAAGGCCTGCCACCGGTTGGCACGGTGTGCGAGTTCGCCGGGTTCAACCCGGAGGAAACCTTGCCGTCTGATCCGGTAGTTGGCGATCGTGTGACGGTGATTGCTCACTTCAAGAGCGGCTCAATTGATGTCGCGGCATTCACGTTCTTTGCTCCGCCTGAATTCGAGTATTTGCAAGTCGGTCAAGGCGCACATGGCTGCTTCCGCCCCATCCGCACGCCCGAGCAAATCGCGGAGGAGGAGCGGGAAAAGGCGATCACTCAAATCCTCCACGTCATGCTGGGCCATGACCAAGCGAGTATTCACGAGGACACAGTTCAAGCTCTGTGCGCCAAGCGCGTCTACGACGCTGGCTACCGCAAGCAGGAGGCATCATGACCACGCAGATCTTCCCGTCGATCATCGACGAACAGGTAGCCGAGGCTACCCAGGCCGTGCCCGACGACCGCATCCTGATGGTGTTCAAGGGCCTGACCATGGAGGACGCCATGAATCAGGCGCGCATGGCTCACATCGAGAACCCGGCAGCATGGTCGGGCCGGGCCTACCTATGCGGTATGTGCACCCTGGCCTATGAGGTGCGGCATGAAGCTTGAGCGCTCGATACTCATCACACTGGCCGCTCACGAGTCAGTCTTGCAGCGGATCAAGTCGTTGACGGCTGAGATCGGGCTTCACCTTGGCCAATGTGAGAACCGCTTTGACCTGATCGGCCCCAAGCCTGCCAATGAATCCCCCGAGCTTGGCGATCTGCCTTGGCCGAACGGAAGCGAAGAGCACTGGAACATCCTGTACGACGAGAAAAACCGCCGCAAGACGCACATGTGGGATGCCTTTCGAGAGTGGTCGCAAGACGAGGACCGAGGCCTGAATGACAAGGAAGTGATGGATTACTTGCTCAAACAAGGATGCGTCCACTGCACCAGGGCCTGGTACTTCGTCAGGGAGCGAAAGCAAGCGCGCCGCGACCTCGGCAACTTCAGGCGGTCTCTGCGCGCATTGGGCAAGTCAGCCATCAAATCCCTTGAGCCGAAGCGATGACCTGCTACCAGCGGGCCCGCCGCATCGCGGCTTGGCGAGGCTCCTTCTCCATGCTCTTCGCCTGCACCGTATTCATGCTGGCCAGCGCACTGGCTGGCTCTATCACTTCCTGATCACACATCCGGCGCACGGCGGACCTTCGGGATAACCGTACCCCTTCGGGAGCGTAAGCGGCGAGAGCGCGCAACCATCCACCGCAGCCAGGGCCTGGAGCGTACCTCCGTGCCTGGGTGACCTGGCATTTCCCTATCCCAACTGACGGCGCCGGCCTGGCGCGAGGTTTTCTAATGTCCACTACCAACATGAGCATCTGGGAGAAGGTCCAAACGACCGACACCCGATTCACCAAGGACGCCAAGGTCGGCGGCCAGCAGATCACCAGCCTGAACGGCACCGCGATGATCATGAAGGCCACCGAGGTTTTCGGTCCGGCTGGCATCGGCTTTGGCTGGAACGTGGTTGAAGAGCGCTTCGACAAGGGCGCCGAGATGTTCAGCGGCGAAGGCGATAAGCGCATCAGCCTCGGCTTCGAGCTGAACCACACGATCAAGATCAAGTTCTGGTTCGTTCTGGATGGCCAGCGCGGCGAGATCGAGCAGTACGGCTGCACCCAGTATCTCTACAAGTCGAAGTACGGCACCACCACCGACGGCGAGGCGCCGAAGAAGTCGCTGACCGACGCCATCAAGAAAGCCCTCTCCATGCTCGGCTTCAGCGCTGACGTGTTCCTGGGCATGTTCGACGATGTGAACTACGTGCAGCAGCTGCAGGCCGAGCAGGCGATCGAGCAGGCCGAAGACCGCCAGGCCGAGATTGAACGCCAGCAACAGGAGCGCCTGGACTTCATCAAGGAAACGATCGAGACCATGCAGAAGTCGGTAACGCCGCATGAACGCAAGAAAATCCACGACCATGCCGTGCGCAAGCTCATCGGCCGCAAGGACGAGAAAGGAGCCGCACGGATCTCGCTTGAACTGAAGAAACTCGAAGCCGGGAATCCGCAGGAGGCTGCAGCATGACTCAACTCTACGCACTCACCGGCCAGATGGCCGAACTTGCAGCCATGTGTGACACCGACGACGAAGGCCTCAAGCAGGCCATTCAGGACACCATGGCCGGCATCCAGGGTGAATTCGAGGTCAAGGCCGACAACATCGTCATGCTGCGTCGGAACATCGAGGGTGACATCGGTGCGATCGACGCTGAAATCGAGCGCCTGAGCGAGCTAAAGCGCATCAAGGCCAACAGCGTGACCGCGATCACCGACTACCTGCGGAGCAATATGGATGCAGCCAACATCAAGTCGATCAAACGCCCGCTGTTCACCATCAGCCTGGTCGCTGGTAAGGAAAAGGTGATCGTCGACAACGAGCAGGCGGTGCCGGACGACCTGACATCAGTGCAGACCAAAATCGCGCCGGACAAGAACGCCATCGCCGCAAAGCTCAAGGCCGATCGCGAGCACAACGAAGCCGTCCGCAAGCGCATGGCCGCCGGCGAAGACTGCGAACACGAACTGATACCTGAGCCAGCCTGGGCGCATTTGGAGCGCGGCGAGAGCTCAATCCGCATCAAGTGAGGTCAGCATGAACCCATCAATCGACCTGGAGGCCGCCAAAGCGGCCTTCTTCGCGTCTGGCGGGCAGATCATTGTGCTTGAGGGGTTCCAGTACGTGCCCTTCCGGCAGCGCCATCACCCTGAGCCGATGCCAAAGCGTGTCACGCCAGTCAAGCAGGAGCGCGGCGGCGAGCGTAAAAGCCGCGCCAAGGCACGCACAGCTCAGGTAGAAGAGCTCGCCAAGACCATGACCTGTGGCGAGGTTGCAAAGCTCCTGGGCGAAACCAAGACCGCTCTCTGGGGCGTAGCGGCGCGGGGAGGATTCAGGTTCTTCAGCCCGCCGAAGCCGGCCACACCGGCGAAGGCAAAGGCCGAACCGAGCCAGGAGGATCGTGATCTCGCCGACAAGATCATTGCCCTGCGTGATACCGGCATGTCCCGGTGGGGCGTGACTTTGGAGCTGGGCATCGGTAACTGCAAGTTCGCGCGCATCATTGCCGAGTTCGACATTGACTTCCCGCTCCAGCGGAATCGAGGGTAGGCCATGATCGCCACCATGTCTCAGCCTGTGCCCGCCGTGAAGTACGCGGCGGCCATGGCCAGGTCCACTGGTCAGCCTTGGGGCGTATACCGAGGAAACAAGCGTCTACTGGTGGTTATGCCGTCTGGCTCGACGAAGAAAACGCCCATTGAGGTGTGCCACCCATGAGACGCATCCAGAAGCTCACGCAGCAGCGACGCCGCCAGCTGCACATACACATCCCGCCAAGCGGAATCATGGAGGTGCCGTATGGCGATGTCACCCAAGGAGCGCGACGAGAAACGCCGCGCCAAAGCCGCACGTTTGCAGGAAGAAGACCTGCGCTTGAAGGTTCGACCAGGGACTAAACAGGCCCTGCTGGAACTGATGGAGTGGGCCGGGATCGAGGAACAGGGCGAGGCGATTACGCTGATGATTCATCACATCGAAGCTCTTGGGCATCACGCACTGTTTCGGATCACGCGCCACGAAATCGAAGCTCACCGAGATGTGGCGCGGACTGAGCCACTGCGGCTTTCGGCAAGGAAACGAACGGGCCAGCACCTGCGAGCCATATGCGGCTGGGCCGACGCCACATACAGCCAGATGATCGAGGCGCTGATCCACGGCATTCATGCCCTTGGAAGGCTGCACGCGGCGAAGTTTCTCACCCCGCCGCGTCATGAAATCAGCATATCACCGCGCCTGGCCCTGGCCTTCGACAGGAAGAGCATGCTGATGATTCAGCAAGATCCAGGCGACGAGATCATCAGCCCAGGAAGGCAGATCAGTCCTTCCAGTATTTTGCGACAAACCGGTCAGCGATCACCTTGCCTGCCTCGACAGCCTCATCGTAGGTGTTCCAATCCCTTTTCTGGGTGCCCGCCACCAAAATTTCGCCCTGATATTTGTAGAGAGTAACTACCTCGGCCGGGACCATGCCGGGCTCATCACCCCAGCGGAAGGTGATCACGAATTTCTCACCATGAAGACGATCGTCGTAATCAACTGACGGAAGACGGTCAACTAGAAGCTTCATCCCTTACTCCTTGATCCGGCCCCATGCCGGTCACCCGTAATACCCCATCCAAAATGAAATTGCCACCATGCCGCCACCAGCACGGATGGCGGCGCACGCCCAGGAGATCGACATGAAGGTCGAAACCTCGACAGTAACCAAGCTCGTCATCAGTGACGTTCCGCGCCTTGATCCGATCAGCGTGTTTCTGGAGGACTTCGGTCGCCGCGACTGTCCGACCGAGAAAGATCCGAATTATCAGACAGCTCAAGGCAAGATCACCATTAGCTGCTGGGACAAGAGCTGGAATGCCTACTGGGGCGGAATGGGTCCGCGCACGGTTGGCGAGTTCGTCACCAACTGCAATGCCGGCTACGTGCTGAACTGTCTTGAGCGTGGCATCAGTTCGACCAGGTTCAGTGGCAGCGCTCTGGAGGCACTGGCAAAGAGAACTGTGGTTAAAGCGCGTCGCGACCTATCCATGGACAAAGACGAGGCGCGACGCCTGTTCGACCAGATAGACATTCTCGGTGGCCTGGAGGTGCCAAACGAGACTTGGCACCACAACGACCTGCTCACCGATATCTTCGGAGAAGAGTGGTGGCACACCCTCCAGGAAGAGGCGGTCGAGGAAAACCACGAATACACCTACCTGCTTCGCATCGTCGAGGCAGTTCAGAAGGCGCTGGCCCAGCCGCTATCCGCCACTGCCTGACCATCCGGCGCTGCCCACCAGCGCCTCCCCTATTCAAACTTGCCATCTATCAGCTCAAGACGAAAAACGCCCCCGCTTAAAACCAGGGATGTTTAGTTTATACTTAGAGGAATCAATCTTGGCCCTGTAAATTTCAATTTTTATCTCTCTAGACTTATTAGCTTCCTTAACTGCAAGATTAAGAGCATCAAAGTTATCTTTCGAAATATTGCAACCAGCGATAATACTCACAATTAAAGAGGGCTCATAACCATATACGCCTGGCCCCTGTCGATAATTTATTACACGCTCTTCCTCTTCATATTTCCACTCAAGGCTCTTTGCCATGAAAGTGCCTTCTATATCGCCATGAGCTAGTTCGCCCCATCGATCAATAGCAGGTCGATCAGTAACATAGTTGACAGGAAACGTTACCAACCACTTGGCATCCGTACCATCTACATCAGCCGCAAAGGTCTCAGGCTCACGGAATTCAACAACGAAGCCCGTATGTTTCTCGGCATAGTGAGACCACATCAATACATGCCACGGCGTCCTACTTAATGAAAGGACTCCTACTGTAGACATAGCATTTTTCTGAAAAGCACCGCTTTCGAACGCAAGATTGGTTCGATTAACAGCCCGTTGCCTCGCACGCAGTCTATCCGCAGGGCTTCTATGGAGACCATTTATATATTGAAATAGATCTCTCCTGTCTTTTTGAGGTGACCTGCTTGGCCTGTAATATGGATTACAATCAAACGGGTCATTAAAAGCTGACGGCGCAGAAAATTTTATGCTGTATTTTTTAATAATATCAAGAACACGCATTTCAGCATCGAAAGACACGTATTTATACAGATATCGCCCAGCCACAACTTTATCCTCCCTGAGATTCAGCCTCCAATATACCGACGAGTCACAGCCATGCCCACAGAAAACAAAATCGATTGCCCAGCATTTTACAAGAGAAGCGCCAGCTACCCGTTTGGCGATCGCGTGCCGTGCACCGTCCGCATGCTGGTGACCGCCACCGCCGACAAGATCCCTGGTGTCGAGCTCTCGCACTACCCGGAGGCTAAGGCCGGCCAAACCTACCGGGTGTGGACGAACAGCCACGGCGCCGTTGTTGCTGTGATGGATGACGGCAATCGCCTCGGCCTGCGCCCAGCAGAGTTCGAAGTCGACAGCTGGCACCACCTTGCAGCTGAGCCCTACGCGCAGCCCCACCCCGAGCCGATAGCCTGGACGGTAGGTACTGCCTTCTGGTGGACCAAAGAAGAGGCAGAGCGGGATGCGCAGGCGGCTGGCCTGCCGGTGGTTGCCATAGGACCGATGCCGACGCGCCAGGACGAGCCAGCCTGGTTTATGACCGAGGGCGGCGTGAGCGCGATGCATGCGAAGGCCAAGGCAATGAGCGCCCAGCAAGGCTTGGACACCAGTTCCTACTGCGTGCCGCTCTACACCCACGCCGATCCTGGCGAGGTTGAGCGGCTGCGCCTGGAACGCCGGCGAATGGATCAGGCGTTGTCAGCGTGCGCGAACGAGCGCGACACCCTGCGCACCCTGCTGGTCGAAGCGCTAGCCTTCCTTGATGAAGCCTACAAGCATGACATCGGAACGCAGCTCAATCCAATATACCGACGAGTCACAGCCATGCCCACAGAAAACAAAATCGATTGCCCAGCATTTTACAAGAGAAGCGCCAGCTACCCGTTTGGCGATCGCGTGCCGTGCACCGTCCGCATGCTGGTGACCGCCACCGCCGACAAGATCCCTGGTGTCGAGCTCTCGCACTACCCGGAGGCTAAGGCCGGCCAAACCTACCGGGTGTGGACGAACAGCCACGGCGCCGTTGTTGCTGTGATGGATGACGGCAATCGCCTCGGCCTGCGCCCAGCAGAGTTCGAAGTCGACAGCTGGCACCACCTTGCAGCTGAGCCCTACGCGCAGCCCCACCCCGAGCCGATAGCCTGGACGGTAGGTACTGCCTTCTGGTGGACCAAAGAAGAGGCAGAGCGGGATGCGCAGGCGGCTGGCCTGCCGGTGGTTGCCATAGGACCGATGCCGACGCGCCAGGACGAGCCAGCCTGGTTTATGACCGAGGGCGGCGTGAGCGCGATGCATGCGAAGGCCAAGGCAATGAGCGCCCAGCAAGGCTTGGACACCAGTTCCTACTGCGTGCCGCTCTACACCCACGCCGATCCTGGCGAGGTTGAGCGGCTGCGCCTGGAACGCCGGCGAATGGATCAGGCGTTGTCAGCGTGCGCGAACGAGCGCGACACCCTGCGCACCCTGCTGGTCGAAGCGCTAGCCTTCCTTGATGAAGCCTACAAGCATGACATCGGAACGCAGCTCAAGCGCGAGATCAAGGCCTTTTACCTATCCGCCAGCGCAGAGCCGAGCGCGCCGGTTGCGCAGGCCTGAAACAAAGTCGTTTTAACCCGCCTCCTCTGGCTCTCGCTCCAGCAGCCAGAGAGCACTTTCGATCTCCGCAATTGCGCCAGGTACCAGCTCGGCATTTACCCATTGCCAGGACGTGTTGCCTATGAGCCCGCCAATGGCCTGGCGGCGCAGTTCACCGATGTCGATGCCCTGTTGCTCCGCCGCTGCAAAGGCCGCCGCCAGCGCGTGCTCCAGATGCATAACCCTTTCTGTGGTCATGGCTGCTCTCCAGTTGGGAAGCTCAGTCTAGCCCCCTCCTGATGACCCGGATGTGAAAAACACACAAGAGCACATTTGTACTCTCCGCTGTAACCCCTCTCCCCTCTATTCACTGCCGCGATATGGCGGCCAAGGCGAAGCTATGTCTCAAGCAAAGGAACGACCGATCCTGTTCAGCGGGCCAATGGTGCGCGCCATCCTGGACGGCCGGAAGACTGTCACCCGCCGCCCTATCAAGCCGAGCATGCGGGGATTTAATGTCTCGTTCGAACTCCACCAGCAGGATGACGGCTCTTGGCGACCGCTGCACACGTTCGACGAGAGCTGTATGGACGATCAAGGCACCGAGCATCCGGTCGTTTGCCCTTATGGCAAGCCAGGTGACCGCCTGTGGGTTCGCGAGACCTGGTACTGCGATCATTTCGAAGTGATGCGCGGCCCCTATCTCAAGCCGGCTGATTTGGACGTTACTGAGGCTCGCGGCGACGGAACGCTGGTCTACGCCGCTGATGGGCTAACACCGTACGAAGCCGATCAGCCCGCTTGGAAACCCAGCATCCATATGCCCCGCTGGGCCAGCCGCATCCTGCTGGAAGTCACCGACGTGCGCGTCGAGCAGCTGCAGGCCATTTCCATCGGCCAGATCTGCAAGGAGGGCCTGGCGCGCTCGATCTACGAGTTCATCCCTGTGACGACGGCCTTTGACGCTTTCGCCGAGGTGTGGGACTCGATCAACGGGCCTGGGGCATGGGAGGCCAATCCATGGGTCTGGGCTGTCGAGTTTAAGCAGGTGCAGCCATGACCCGCCTCGCCCTCTGCCTCCTGCTGCTGGCCACCGGCGCCAGCGCAACCGAGAACGTCATCGACGTGCACGACAGCCAGCGCGGCGTCACCTGCTACCTGCTCAACGGGGTCGGCATCAGCTGCATCCCCGACAGCCAGCTGCAGGCCGGCAACCAGCGCCAGCTCTCCCCGCACGAAACACAACCCGAACCTACACCCGCACTGGCGCCTGGGCGCTGGATTGATGAGAGGTATCAGCTGTGACGGAAGACGAAATCATCAAGCTTTCAGCCAAGGCCATGGGCTTCGACCTGGAGTACCGGCGCGGCAGCGATGCGTTCTATTACGACGACCCCGAGACAGGACGGGAGGTTTGGCTGCCAATGCAGGATGACCGGCAGACGATGCTCATCATCGCAAAGCTCAGGATGGACATCTGCTGCTTGCACCATCTCGCTCGGGCCACAGCCCATGTGCCGTATGTCGGCTTCAAGCAAAGTGAGGTGTCGCATGCAGACGAGCCCGGCGCCAGGATGAACGCGCTGCGCTTGGCAGTTGCAACAGTAGCTGCCAAGTATGGCCAGGGCATGCTCGTCGGAGGGACAGATGAGCGAGTTCTGGGGCACTTGATCGGCATCGAGGGATCAACGGCCCATGCCATGCGCGGCGCCATCCGTGAATCTCGGGAAGAGATCAGCAAAGCATGCCAGCGCCTGAAGCGAAAGGGCTTGGTGACCAACAAGGGGCCTTTCTGGCAGGCGGTGCATCGATGACCGACCTGATCGAAGTGAAGACTGCCGACCTGGTCGGCGAGCAACTGGCTTGGGCGGTCGGAAAGGCTGAGGGCCTAGAGGTTCTCCTCGCGCCACCAATCTACGGCAACCCATGGCGGGTGTTCGTCCGCTACACCGGTGAGGTAACCATCCGCGATGTGCGGTATGACCCGCACGAGAACTGGTCCTTGGCCGGCGCCCTGATACGCAAGCACAACATCAGCCTCCACGCCCCTCAGCACGGCTCGGACTGTTGGGCAGCGTGGAGAACGATCGATGATAAGGACGTGCTCATGGGTGGGACCACTGAAACCATAGCGGTCTGCGGGGTGGTTGTTGCGTTGAAGCTCGGCGACACCGTCCAGGTGCCGAAGGAGCTGATGTCATGACCGAACAAAGTCCCAAGGAATTCTACTCTGTCGATCAAGCCTCTCGGCATGCTGCTGAATGGTGCAAGCGCAATCCCGCATGGCGCAGGATCTGTGATATCCCTGATATCTCCGTGTTCGAAAAAACCTACGATGAGATCCCAAAGCGCGAGCGCGCCTACTGGGAAAAGAACGGCGGCGAAGAATGCTGGCGTGAATTCGGCGCCGGGGGAACCAAGGTGCCTACCGGATTCATCTCTGGAAAGGGCGAGTTCTTCGACCACGTCCTCAAAGTTCCGCTCCATCACAACATGATGATGGTGTACCGCGTCGGCAAGAGGTGGAAGCCATGATCGACCTCGCCTACCTGGCCTACCTGATCTACAGGGGGCCGCGATGAGCTGTTACACGCTTTACGACGAGAACCGAAAGCCTCGCGGACACATCTGCGGGGACCTCGGGCCGCACTGCGCTAGCTGCGGCGACGTAGCTGCGAATATCTGCGATTACCCAGTAGGGCAAGGCAAGACTTGCGACCGCAACCTCTGCAATTACTGCTCGAGCGAGATCGCACCTGACGTGCACTACTGCGCTCCACACCATGCCGAATGGAAAGCCTTTCGTGACGCCGGCGGCGTGAAGCGCGAACTCGAAAACGTCGTCCCGTTCAAGGGCGCGTAACCCCTCCCCTACAACGCAAGCCCGCCGACATGCGCGGGCGAGGATCTCCTATGCCCGATATGACCGTGAAGTGTTCCCGGTGCCGCAATCAGCACAAGGAAAGCGAGCGCGTCCTCGCGCCCTGCAAGTGGCTCAAAGGAGCCAGCACCATGGTGTGCCCGCGTTGCCGGTGCACCAGCTATTACCGCGTCGAGCCTGCGCCAGCAGCCTGACCACCAACCTGCCGCCATCGGCGGCGTGGAGACCATCCATGAACCTGATCGACTGCTACGTCACGAAGATCCTCGGCGAGCCGTACCGCAAGTTCGGCCACTGGTGGGTCGACGTCGAATACAACAGCTGGGGCAGCACCAGCAAAACACGGCTCATGTTCCGCACCGAGGAAGCCGCCCGGGCGGCGAAGGTCGGGCACCACTTCACGGCCTGAATGGCATGGAGACCAATATGGCGAATGCCACAGCAGCAAAGCCCTCAAGCATTCAGCCGCGGTTCATCCGGTTCGGCGATGCGCCTGGATATCTCGGCATGTGCCGGGATGAGTTCAACAAGACGGTCAGGCCGAACGTGCGGGAATTCCCTATCGGAAAACAGGGCGTTGCCTTTGACCGCCAGGAGCTTGATGAGTGGGCGGACGCCTACATCGAAGCCAAGGCGATTGAAAAAGCCACCGGACAGGACAACAATCGGCCCCGCAGCGAGCGCCGAGGAGATGATACATGGCGCGAAAAACGATCACCGGCCTCTACGAGAAGGGCGGTGTCTGGCAAATCGACAAAGTCTACAAAGGGGAGCGAATTCGAGAGAGTACTGGAACTGGTGACCGGGAAGAGGCAGAGCAGTACCTGATCCACAAGCTCGAGCAGCTACGTCAAAGGAAGGTGTATGGCGTTCGGCAAGTGCACACCTGGGAGGAGGCGGCAATGCGCTACCTCCTTGAGGTCAAGGATCAGCCCTCCATTCACCTGACTGCCTTGTGCATGAAACAGCTTCACCCGTATCTGGGCCACCTACCGCTGACGCACATCGATGACCAGGCGCTGGAGCCGTTTATCAGGGATCGGCAGACAGAAAAGGTTCTGCCGGATGGGACCATTGAAAAGGCCGTGAGCAACCGGACGATCAACATCGCCATCGAGCGCGCGGTCCGGGTTTTGACGCTCTGCGCCAGGAAGTGGCGAGACGATGATCGCCGGCCATGGCTGGACAGTGTGCCCATGCTGAGGAAGCTCGAAGAGAAGAAGTCGAGCCGTAAGCCCTACCCTATGTCATGGGAAGAGCAGTCGATCCTCTTCAACGAGTTACCGGGCCATCTGCAAACGATGGCCCTGTTCAAGGTAAACACGGGCTGCCGGGAGCAAGAGGTGTGCAAGCTGAGGTGGGATTGGGAGATATCGGTGCCGGAACTGGGAACCAGTGTTTTCCTGATCCCCGCTGACTTCGGCGGGAGACACGCCCGGTCGGGCGTAAAGAATGGTGACGAGCGCCTGGTGGTGCTGAACAACGTGGCGAAGTCGATTATTGAAAGGCAGCGCGGGATCAGCAAGGAATGGGTATTCCCATACAACGGCACCGCGATGCACCGGATGAACGACTCGGCGTGGAAGAAGGCACGGGTGAGAGCGGCGAAACTCTGGCAGGAGGAAAACCTTCGCCCCGCTCACCCTGGATATGCCTCGATCAGGATTCACGACTTGAAGCACACCTTCGGTCGACGACTGCGGGCAGCAGGCGTTACTGAAGAGGATCGGAAATCACTGCTCGGGCACAAGAACGGCAGCATCACCAGCCACTACTCCGGCGCTGAGCTGGGCAAGCTGATTGAGGCTGCGAACATGGTATCAACAACTGACTCTCGCGGGCCGGTGTTGACGATCTTGAAGAGGAAAATCGGATGAAGTCCCGAAAAACTCCCCACATGCAAAAACGACAAAGCCACCCGGAGGTGGCTAAGTCGTTGAAATATATGGTCGGGACGGAGTGATTCGAACACTCGACCCCTTGCACCCCATAAAGGTAAATACCCATCCTATCTGATTCAACCTCATCCGAAGCATAATGCTCAAACCCCTGTTTTACTGGATTTTATCCATTCTACTGTCCAAAATAGCCCACAGCTGTTCGAGGAAAGCCGATCTCAATTGGCAACGAATTGGCAACCAGAGAATCTCAATTGGCAACCAATTGGCAACGGAAAAACTAACCAAATGGCCAAGATTACAGACCGACAAATGACCGCCAAACCCGGGGCCAGTGACAAGTGGCTCAGTGAAGTTGCCATCTGGGGGCATGGCAGCCTGGTCGCTCGCATCACCACCAGCGGAGAACGCCTCTTTTATTTCCGTTACGCGAACAGCATCGGTGAACGTATCACCTATCCCATCGGCACCTACAGCCGTGAGGGGCTTGAGGGAACCATGACCCTGGCCGAAGCTGGCCAACGTGCGAAGGAACTTGCTGGCCTGCACAAGGCAGGAGTTCGGGATATCCGGGAGCATTTTGAAGCTGAAGAGGCCGCGCGCGTGGCCACCCGGGACGCCGAGCTCGCTCGCCTAGCAGCAGAAAAAGCAGCCGCAGAAGCGGAGCAAGCCCGACAGGCCGCAAGAAAAAGCGTCTCCGAGCTATTCGAACACTGGGCCACCGTCGACCTAATCAACCGCAAGGATGGTGGAGCAGAGGTTCGCCGCATGTTTGAAAAGGACGTTTTGCCATTGTTAGGCAAAATAGCCGTAGCAGACGTAAAAAAAGGGCACATCACCGAAGTGACCGATGCCCTTCTCGCTCGCGGCGTCAACCGTATGGCCAAGCTGATCCTTAGCCTGATGCGACAAATGTTTCGGTTCGCAGTAGATCGAGACCTGATTGAGCACGATCCGACTGCCAGCATCCGTAAGGCCAAGATTGGCGGCAAGGAAGTCGAACGCGACCGAGTGCTGAGCGATGATGAGATCCGCGCCCTAGCCCTGCTCACTCCTGAAGCCGGCCTACTCCCGTCCACCGAAGCTGCAATCTGGGTTGCCCTCTCCACCTGCTGCCGCATTGGAGAACTGCTCAATGCACGCTGGGAGCACCTTGATCTCGCCAGAGGCATTTGGCTCATACCGGCAGAGAACAGCAAAAACGGAAAAGCCCACAGCATCACGCTCTCTTCATTTGCCATCCGGCAGTTCAAAAAAATCAGAGTACTTAACAGTCACTCCGCTTGGTGCTACCCCAACACGGAAGACAGCGGCCCGGTCTGTTCCAAGACCGTAACCAAGCAACTTGGCGACAGGCAGCGCCAGCCTGATCAGGGAGTGATGAGTAATCGTAGCGCCAAAGCACAAGCCCTCTTGTTGAGCGGAGGGAAATGGACCCCGCATGATCTGAGGCGCACCGGCGCCACTATCATGACTGCCTTGGGAGTACTTCCTGAAGTAGCAGAACGGTGCCTGAATCACACTGAAGAAAACAAGGTTAAACGCACCTATCAGCGTCATAGCTATACAAAAGAGATGGCTGACGCTTGGCACAAGCTTGGACTACATTTGGACCAAATGGTCTCAGAGACTCTCGTCACCGCATCTTTATAAGATATTGTTGCACCCGTATAGTCCACAGAACCTGCAAGAGACGACTTTAGCAACAGACGTTCGATCTCACCTCTCGTGCTGGCCCCACTACACTGAGGCCCCATTCGAACAATGAGGAGTATAAGCTTGTCTTTCCGGAATGAGCGTGGACCAAAGCCAGATATGCGTACAGCGACGATATTACTCGCCCAAGCTGAAAACGTCGAAAAGCAGGTACGTGATCTGCAGAAGATCGCTTTGCCTGCACACCAACAACACGCGCAGTGGTTGTATGAAAGGATGGAAAGCCTAGAGATCCAACCTTCGCAAGATCAACAAATCGAGCTGACTATCCGACAAGGTAAACATGCGATTGACGAGCAATTATCCAAGCATTCCGAGATAGCTTTACGCCAAGCAGTCTATGTGAAATATATTTATAAAAATCATTTCATCCCAATAAGTTCCCTAGAAGCCGCTGCAACTGATCATATCCTGCAGAAGATGATCAATGCCCTGATGCTATCCAATCGCCACTTGGCGATGCTCGAAGCACTCAAAAATCTGGAAAGCAAGCACTACAGCAATCGAGCAAGCGCCGGGGGACAGGGCAAGAATCAGCAGCCCTCTAATAGCATGAAATCACTGCTTCTTGAATCCATGATCCGAGGCATGATATATAACGACCCTAAATTTAAAAAATTGGATAAAACCGTAGCTGCCGACGAAATGGCAACACGCATTTTCAAAGCCAACAAAGAATACCAAATGTTAGACATCACCAACCTCGAAGACTTAAAATTCCAGGTTCGCAATGTCCTGTTTGATATTACTCGCACTGTCACCCGAGGCAGTCAGCGACAAGCGGATCGAGAACAATTAGGATACTCGCTGCGCCATTCGTTTCCCAAGCAGGATACGGAAGAGTCACGCCAGATGGATCTAGATGCCGCACGCACCCTGGGGCGTATTGAAGGCGTGCGAGCAACATTAGCTCTGCAACTTAAACAGCGCTTTGGGGAATTGCCGAAATCAGCAATTGAAAAGCTGGAGGCTACAAACGACATGGATCAACTGCAAACCTGCGCAGAGCAGCTAGCAGAGGTCCGATCGCTGGATGACGTCATCCAGAAACTCCAGTGAACGAAATTCACCTATAATGAAACGCCATCCTAACGGGTGGCGCTCTCGACTTACACGAAACGGCAAAACTTACAACACACCTGCAAGAAACCGAGCCTTTCAGGCTAATCATCATAATCGAGACCTCAAAACAAACTTATACCTCGACATCTATCCTGATCTCGACACAACATCACGAAGGACCCATACACCCCTAAATTGAAGACTTGTAAGGAGAGATAATAGTCCTAGGAGAAAAGTTACTCATCGAATACTCAGGAAAAATATCGAGACATGTAACATTTCCAAGCTTTGACAGCAAAACCTTACCCTGCGTCGAGAGTACCTCAATGGCCGAATCTAACCGCTTTACTTTTCGTAACTTCCCAGGCCCCTTTTGCAGTATGATATTCTTTGCTACAAATCTATCACCTGCCTCACGCCTTACTTGTAGCCAGTCATCCAACTCTTGTGCGTCGATCTCTTCCTGAGGCAGCGATGTAAACAGACGCAGAAACTCGCCAGAGTACCAAAAGCACACATCAGCAGCAGCATCCAAGGTCTCCAGAGCTATATCACCACTCCCTCTCTCAAAGAAATGAAACAGGGCAGCCACCCTTGCAATATTGCCTGCCAACTTTGACGCATGATCACCCATACCAAAAAACCTTCCTCCCGGCCCAATACCCGACTCAATCGCATTGAAAATTTCTATCCATTTTTGAGCCGCCGCCTGAGAAAACCTAATCACTAACCTGGACCTAGCCGGATCCATCAAGAATCCAACACTTTCTTTAAGTATCTCCCCAATGCGCTCAGAGAATTTCTCGCAACAATTCCAAGTGACCACCCCTCCACCAATCAATCTAGTTCCCTGGGTCGATCTTGGATTGCAAACCAAAAACCTAGCCCACAAACCAGATCCCCGTGATATCTCTCCATTCTTTTCCATATAACTCAAGAAAGTTTTTTCTTGAACCATTATCGATACCGTCAGACGAGCTCTTAGCTCGTAGCTTTCAGACGATACTCGATCAACAGTTATTGCATCCCCACTCCACAAGGCATTCTGCTTCGACAAATCATTAAATGCCTTGCCACTCAACACTCCCCCACCCTCACTAGAAATTAGCCCTGCTGCAGGAATGTTCTGATATAACCCCAAAAACAAAGCCTCTGAGGTAGCATCTTCGTAGATTAACTTAAAACGTCTAGGCTTGACCGGCTCATTACCCATATGCGCCATAAATATCTGATATTCGTCACCTTCCTCTTCATCACCTGAACGAAGTATTTCCTTCAACATGGCCTTCCGGCGAGCCTCCCAGACTGACCATTTCGCATTCCATTCAGAAAGCTTCTTAAGATAAATCAAATCCTTTTCATCCTGAAAATTGCGAACTCCTCTAAGAAATATATTCTCCGCCGTAGACTTCCTCTCTCCAGAGTTCGCAATCGTCAGCAGCATCAGCGATGCTGGAACTATTTGTCCATTCGGCTTACAAACATCAATCAAACCTTGAGAAGCTGTAGCGATCGCCGTCAGAGCAGATGAAAAAACGAGTGCCCTCGGGGCCTTTATATGCCCTTCCGCCTCATCCACCGCACTCACTATCACCGGTAAAGACATATACCTTGGAAAGCCCCCCTCCAAAGCAGAGCCCCCCCAAGACCCAAAGCTAGAGAAACTCATAAATCAAACACCTTCAGAGATCACGACAAAATCTTCCTGGCCTCTTTGAGGCCTAGATCCAATCCACCGATATATATCTTCCTCAACCCAACCCACCGCAAACCTCCCCAACTTAATTGGCTTTGGGAATGTACTATCGTATCTAGGCGACATTGGATTTAGTCGGTCATAAATTGTCGATCTACTCAGCCCAATGCACTCTCGCAACTGCCGAATGCGTAAAATTCTTAATGTTGATTTACCACTACTTTCGTTGCCCATCACCACGCCCTCTTCAGTTGCGAACTCAATAGGGAAGGACTCTACAGCCCGTGCCACTAGGAGTCGTCAGGGGTGCTAAATGGGTTTTCCAAAGCTAAGCAGATGTATTGACATTTTAGAAACACTGCGATCTAGAAATTGTCATCCTAGTAGCTTGTCCCCACCCCACCGGATTTAGCCGGGACCACTGCAGCTGCTATTCCTGCTATTAGTAGCAGGAATAGCAGTCTTGCTTGCCGTTCAGATCCCTTCCGTCCTTCGGAACCCAGTCGCCCCATAGCCAGGAAAAACGTTGACTCTCAGTCAGAACGACTCAGGGGGCCACTGATTGCCGGTCGATCCACAACTGCAGTAAGGCTTTTCCAGGCCCAGTGGGATGACGTCGCCCCTGCTCCCAGTCCTGCAGCGTGCGAGCGCTGACCCCCAAATGCGCAGCGAGCTCTTGCTGGGTTAGCCTCAAGCGTTGGCGCAAGCAACATGCAAGCCTGATGATGCTTGAGTCTGGCGTGACTCCGTGACACATCTTTGGCCGTTTATGCGGGAAGATCTCCGAGACTTCGAAATTAGACGAAGCAGCTCCAGCTAAAGGTAATGTGTAATTTGACTCCGGCGCTGTATTTACCCTCGCATGCCATGGGAGAGGAGCAGCCCGGACAGATGGAGATGAACTCTCCGGTTCATACCGAAGCTCCTGGCACTGTTGTTCATACTCAGGATGTTCGGCAAGAAATTTACGACGCCAATAATCGCTGTAGCTCATACGAAAGACTCCTATCTAGTGAGTTATAGTGCGGCAATGCCGGACCATACAATAGGTAAATTGAACAGGTATGCCGCAGCACTCAGATTCGGCTGGTAGTGAACACAGCAAAGCCTTGCCCTAACTCTTGCGCCTTGCTGTACGTCTTGCACAAGTAGCTCATAGCGTAGACAACCGGCCTGAGCGAGTCAGGAAAGCGTCGATCCAAGCACTGGTAAACCCGCCCACTTAGTTTGTCTTGGCAGGCATGTACTAGCCCTGACATCTCGTATTCAGAACAACCAATTGCCCAGGCCCAAGCACGCACGACGCGATGAAACAAGTTGTTCCTACTATAAGTACCGTCGTCGCTAGGCCCGTAGTTACCTAGGCCCCCGATGGCGTCGTAGTTGAGCAGCAACATGACGTGGTAATGCGGTGCTTGACTGCTGTTACGCTCTCGACACCAGATGTAGCGGATATCAGTCGTGTACTTTGTACTCGCCCAGGTCAGCTCTTTACTTAGATGGTAGAAGAAGCGACTCATCACCTCATTGCTGACGAGCGCATCTGACGGCATCAGGCCGACGGGGTAACGCAAGTCTACCCTACAGACCAAGGTACGGGCCTGTACCGAGAGACAGCTTTGCAAAGTTTCAAGTCCACGCTCCAGGTAGTTTTCAATCAAAGGGCCGTGTGTCAGCTGCTGCTGCACAGCGAAACCACGATACTCGTTGCCGTAGTGTAGTTTGAGTTTAGTATTGATTGGGTGACGCTTCGGTTGATGATGAAACATAGTTAATTTCCTGTCGGCCGTATATGGAGGACTCACCGGCAGGCACACGGGACCAGGTGCACTCAAGCACCTTGTTTCGACTTATACGCCTGGACTATCAACACGTTGACTTGCAGTCAACACTGCACATTGCTCCTGCAATTTATGGCAGATCTGTATTGCAAACAAATAACATGATAGCGCTCTATTGGTGAACGATATCTATTACGGTAGAATCCATAGCAACCACATTAATTACTGGTTACTGCATCGATACTTATTAGACGCATACTACTTAAACCGTAACAGTAGCGATGCCGCACATGCAAAAAACCCAAGGAATAGACCTCATTAGAAACCCACCCCCAGGATAACAGCAAGAAAACTCAAACAATAAAACCCAAAAAGATTCCATTTTCATTAAAAGCAAAAGCCGTATGAGCCGACAGGCGTGTGCCGCCTGCAAAATTAAGTCATGTAGACACCTCATACCACCAACACGTAAAAACTTACGACACTGCCGTATTAATGTCACCACGAGGACTTTAAAGGGCAGTTATAAACGGCTCTGCCGTACATAGACGATCCGATACGAGCTGAATCAAAAAAATCTCAGATCTATATCACCTCTGTGAACGCCCCACAGTATCAAATGCCGTCGGGAATTTGGCGTGCCAGCTCTTGGCTAAGCACGCTCATCACTTGAGAGGATCTGGATATGTATACCCCTTGCCCAAGCTGCAATTCGGGACGAATCATCACGAAAAATATCGGTAAACAAACAGGCGGATTAATCGGTGCTGCAGGCGGTGCCGCCAGTGGTGCTGCCGGTGCCCTATCGGGCGCCGAAGCCGGCGCGCTACTGGGAGTTGTCGGTGGGCCGGTGGGCATTGCTATCGGCAGCATCGCCGGGGCGATTTTGGGTGGCCTGTTTGGCGGGGTCGCGGGCGGCATTGCCGGGGCCACGCTGGGTGAGCAGCTCGATGACAAGATCCTGGCTAATTATCAATGCCTGGTGTGTGGCTACAGCTTCAGCGTCAACCGTTAAGCCGTTGTGAACAGGCGTCGCTTGTTGATGAAACGACGCTATTTCCCACTTCTTCGTAAGGAATAATTCTCATGGCTCATCTCGTTGAACAAATGGCTTACGTTGGCGCTACCCCTTGGCATGGCCTGGGTAACCACCTGCCCCGCAAACAACCTATTGAGGTCTGGCAGCGTGAAGCCGGCATGGACTGGCAGATTCTGGAAAGCCCAGTCCACTTCAAGTCGGACGCGGTCGGCCACCTGGGTGCCATACACTCCTTCCCTAAGCAGAAGGTGCTCTACCGTTCCGACAGCAAGGCTCCTCTGTCGGTGGTCTCGCAGCGCTATCACACGGTGCAACCGCGAGAGGTTCTGGAGTTCTACCGCGATCTCACCGAAGTCTCCGGCTACGAGTTGGAAACGGCCGGCGTGCTCAAGGGCGGGCGCAAGTTCTGGGCACTGGCGCGTACCGGGCAAGGTACAGAGCTGAAGGACAACGACCAGGTCAACGGCTACCTCCTGCTGGCCACCTCCTGTGATGGCACCTTGGCCACCACAGCAACGCCAACCACCGTCCGCGTGGTGTGCAACAACACCCTGACCATCGCCCTGGATGGCAGCAGTCGCGCCATCAAAGTACCGCACAACACTCGCTTTGACCCAAAGACAGTGAAGAGGCAACTGGGCATCGCCGTCTCGCAATGGGACGAGTTTATGTACCGCATGCGCGCACTGTCCGAGCGCAAGGTGCAGTGGCATGAGGCATTGGGTTACTTCATGAACGTGATGTGTGAAACCAGCCCGACCGGCGCTCTGCCGGAGCAACTGCCCAACGAGCGCGCCCTACGCAAGGTCCAGGAACTGTACGAGGGCCGCGGTCGCGGCAGCCAACTGGACTCAGCACGCGGCACTGCTTGGGGCCTGCTCAATGCCGTGACCGAGTACGTCGACCACGAGCGCCGTGCCCGCAGTAACGAGTACCGCCTGGACTCGGCATGGTTCGGTCAGGGAGCACAGATCAAACAACGCGCCCTGGATGCCGCTCTGCAACTCGCCGCCTAACCCTTACTTACCTCACCCCTTGCGCCCGGTCAGCCATGTGCTGGTCGGGCGTTTTTATACCAGCAGGTAAAAACGATGAAAGCAACGTCATTGAATAGCAGCACCTGCCAGAAACGCCCCGCCCTGCGCCTGGTCAGCACCAAGGAGCTGCCCCGCGAGGACTGGTTGCAGATCCGCAAGCAAGGCATCGGCAGTTCGGATGCTGCCGCTGCGGTGGGTCTGAATCCCTACAAATCGCAGCTGGAGCTATGGCTGGAGAAGACCGGTCGCGATGCCAGCATGCCCAAGGTCGATCCTCACGATGAGGAAAGCCCGCTGTACTGGGGCAATGTGCTGGAGCCTATCGTGGCCTGGCATTACAGCAAGCGCAGCCTGCACAAGGTCCGACGGATCAACGCGGTGCTGCAGCATCCCGATCCGGCGCTGCCCTGGATGCTCGCCAATATCGACCGCGAGGTGATCGGTACCGACGATGTGCAGATCCTAGAGTGCAAGACTGCCGGCATAAACGGGGCACGCCTCTGGAAAGAGGGCGTGCCCGAATATGTGCAACTGCAAGTCATGCACCAGCTTGCAGTTACTGGCAAACATGCCGCTGATGTGGCGGTGCTGCTCGGTGGCCAGCATCTGGAAATCCATCGCATCACACGCGACGAGGAGCTGATTACGCGGCTGATTGACCTAGAACGGCTGTTCTGGGACTACGTCGTCAGTGACACCCCGCCACCGGCCGATGGCACAGCGTCTGCGGAAGCGGCTTTGCGCTGCCTCTATCCCGAGGATAACGGACAGACCCTGGACTTCAGCCAGCACACGGAACTGTCCAGCACCTTTCTTGAACTCAAATCTGTTCGTCAGAACATTGCTCAGCAAGAAACACGTGAGGCACAGCTTAAGCAAGTTCTGCAGCAGGCCTTGGGGGAAGCCACCCGTGCAGAGTTTGCCGAGGGCTACATCAGCTGGAAGCAGTCCAAGGACAGTATTGGTCTGGATGTCGAACAGATGCTCAAAGACAAGCCGTACCTGCAGGCCCGCTATCCCAAGACCAACGCAGGCAGCCGTCGCTTCCTGATCGGCTGAAACCGTCTGCTCACCCTAGCCACCGGACCGTTCACGTCCCGGTGGCTTTTTTATTTTCAGATCAAGGAGCACCACCATGCTCAAAGGTTTAGCCATCACTCCGCCGGTACTCGGGCGCATTTCCATCGGTAAGGTCGTCGAGAAAAACGGCAAGCGTCTGCCTGAGAAAGATGATCAGTTCACCATCACCTCGCAAGTCCAGAGCCGTGACGGCTGGTTAATGCATCCACTCAATGAGGAACTGCGCAATGGCCAGGATGGCAAGCTACGCAGCATTCCCATCCGATTGCTGTTCAACGAACCGGACCTCAACTTTCGCGCGGACTACAGCCTGTTCGACCGTACCACCGGCAGGCCGTTGTGCGTCGGCAACGGTGAAACGTGTAAGCGCTTGACCAAGGACGGCATCCAGTCGCTGCCCTGCCCTTCACCTGATGGCTGCTCACTGGCCCAAGGCAATGCCTGCAAGCCTTACGGTCGGCTGAACGTGGTGATTGGCGATGACGACCCACTGGGCAGTTTTGTGTTCCGCACCACCGGATTCAACAGCATTCGCACCCTAGCAGCGCGTCTGCATTACCTGCAAGCCATCTCTGGCAATCGCCTGGCCTGTCTGCCCCTGGAGCTGCGTCTGCGCGGTAAATCCACGCGGCAGAGCCATGGCACGCCGATCTTCTACGTCGATATCACAGTGCGCAGTGGACTGCCCCTAGAAGACGCCTTGCTCGCCGCCAAGCAACTGGGGGAAGCCCGACAAGCCTCGGGCTTTGACCAAAGCGCCTTGGACCACGCGGCCCGACAGGGTTTTAACAATGGAGCCTTTGAAGACAGCGAGGAGGACACCGGCGCCATTGTCGAAGAGTTCTTTCCCTCTACTGAAGACCCACCCAGCAACGCAGCCCCCCAGCTGACAGCGTCTTCAAAGCCCTCACTGGCTCAGAAGTTGGAGACTCAGTCTATCGGGCACAGCACGAGGCCTTCAGTCCAATAACGCTTTTTTCAACCTCCCCAGCATGCCTCGTCCAGGAGTACCGTCATGAAATATCACAAGCTCAAAGCCGGTGAAGCGAGCGGCACCTACGTCATGGAATCACCCGTCACCGAAGCCGACATCCTGCAGATGGCGCAACAACTGGCCATGAGTCGCCTATCTAAAGGCCGGGCCCTGACTGAGCCGAAGCAGGTCTTCAGCCACCTGCAAACACTGTTGCAGTACCATGAGTATGAGGTCTTCGCTCTGCTGCTGCTCGATTCCAAACACCGGATTATAGGCTTTAGAGAGCTGTTCAGAGGCACCCTGGATGGGGCTAGCGTGTACCCGCAAGAAGTGGTCAAGATCGCCTTGGAACACAACGCCGCGGCCCTCATTATGATTCACAATGATCCCTCCGGAGACCCGGAGCCCAGCCAAGCGGATCGCACGCTTACCACCGTCCTCAAAAACGCTTTAGACATGGTCGGCACCCGAATATTGGATCATGTGGTGGTGGGTCATAAAGGCTGCGTGTCATTGGTCGAACAGAGCTATCTATAGAAACCTTCTTTATCATTCTCCATTCATCCGATGGCCTGCACCAGACCTTGGTCGGTGTGGCCCATCGACATCAGTTGCTGCCGCTTCAGGAGAGGTGTCATAAGCATCATTCACCTTTCTTTTTTTTGCTATTTGCCTTGTCGGCATTCTAGCAGCCTGTGCTGCCGCCGGGCTTATAGGGGGGGTCATACTTCGCACTCTGCTACTGATTGCCCTGCTGCTAGCCCGCTGGATGTTCGGTAGGCTAGAGAAATGCCTGACAATGTCGCCTCAGTGCTGCACTTATCCTAACAGCAGACCTGGGCGGGAGATTTTCGCCGCCGCCCCGGTTTGTCCTTTATTTTACTAAGCTGAGTTCGGACTTTGGCTCATCTGGTGTGATCCAGCGGACTTCGATGCGGCGCTGCTGGGCGTCCTCCGGCGCGATACCGGGTATGGGCTGTGAGTCACCATAACCGGCCACCACCACACGTCTCGCCGTAGCAGGATCGAGATTACCAACGATCAGCTTGCGCGCTTCACGAGCACGAGCGGCGGAGAGAGTGAAGTTGTCGTCGTAGACCGTACAATTGGCTTCGAAGTTGGTCACTGGACGCAGCACCGGTAGGTTGTCGGTATGGCCTTCTATGTAGACCTGAGCACCACGGAACTGCGCCAGAAACTGCGTGACCGCCGCTTCGATGCTTTGGAAGGCTTCGCGGGACTGTTCAGTGATGCAGGCACTGCCGCGACCGAATACACCGTCGCGCAACGTCAGCTTCTGCGCCTCCAGGTCCAGTGCCACCAGGCCGGCACCGGCGGTGCCTTTGAGCGAGTCCTGCAAGGCCCCGAGCAAGTGCTCGACCTTCTGCCGCTGGCTGGCACTGCTCTGGGCCTGTTCCTGTTGGTACTTGAGGTCCGAGTAACTCTTCTGTAGCACCGCCATCACCAACAGCAACATGACCACTGCCATGACTCCGGCCATCAGGTCGGCAATTGACACCCATTCATTCGGTTTGTCTTTCATCGCCCGTCACCTCACAAGGCCGTTTCGATCTGCACCGCAGTCGGCTGCGCACGGTCGAGGACATGGAGCTGGGCAATGATCTCGCGAAGTGACTGGCTAATCTCACCGCCGGTGTGGCGCTGCTGGTTGTGCTGGACAACGTTGCTCAGCACTTCCAGGTTCTGATCGATCTCTTGCAGACTGCGACCGATCATGTCGACCCGCGCGGCCAGTGCATCCACAGCAGGTTGCAGCGGGCTGCTGTGTTGCATCGTCATCAGCTGTGCGACCAGCCCCTTGATTTCGCTGGCGGCCAGCTCGGCCTGTTGAGTGACCCCTTCGTAGCGACTGTCGAGGGCGACCATGCGCCGGCCGCTTTCGGAAACGGCCTTGAGGCCCGAGAGGATTTTTTCACGCAGGTCGCCCACCAGGTGGGTCATGCCTTCGACGTTGACTTGCAGGGTTTCACTGGAACCCTGGAAGCTGGCATGGGCATTACGTTGCAGGTTCAGCGATTCCTCGTTGGACTTCTTCATGCCCTCCATGGTCTGGCCTACGTTGTTCGACAGGCTGTTGACCGCCGAGGAAATGCCCAGCGTGGCTTCGGACAGGCTGGCGGACATCTGCGTCATGTTGTCGGTGAAGCTGCTGCCCATCAGGCCAATGGTCTCGCCCAGGTCTTGCTTGAGATGACCCAGCACGCCGGCGACACCCTCCTTGAAGTCAGCAATGGCTTGCTGCAGGTCACCTGCCGAGGCGCCGATGGTGCCCGCGGCGCTGGCCATCTGTTCAGCCGCGCCGGAAATGGCTGCAAGGTTGCGGCTGTTACTGTCGATCAAGTGTTCCATGGCCTGGCGCGTGGCTCGACCATCTTCAAGCTGTTGCTGGTTCTGCTCGCCGTGCTCCTGCAGTCGGGCATCGATGGCGCCCAGTGCAGTCAGCGTCTTCTCGCCGGTGCTGTTCAACGTGTGCAGCGCCGGGAGGGCACTTGCCAGTGTCTTGCCGCTCGCTTGCTGGGCCTGCAGGACGTCCTGCCGGACCTGGTTGCCGGCCTGGGCTTCCTGTACCAGGGCTTGCCTGGTCTGGTTGCCGGCCTGGGTTTCCTCTACCAGGGCCTGCCTGATCTGGTTTGCGGCCAACTGATCCTTCTGCAGTTTCTGCAGATTCTGATTGCCAGTCTGTTGCTCCTGCAGCAGCCCCTGCAACGTCTGGTTGCCGGCTTGCTGTTCCTCCAGCGACGCTTTCAGGGGCAGCAGCAAGGCGTCGATGCTGGAGCGGTTGTCCGCGAGCGCCTGCTGGGTCGTGGCGGCGTAGTGCTTGAACAGGCGTGCCTGCAGCTCCAGCAACTGCCGTTGACTCTCGTTCTGAGCGGCAAGGTTCTGATCAAGCCGGCCCAAGGTTTCGAGCAGCGTCGCCTGCGCTTGCTGGCGTTCGCCCTGGCGTTGCAGGCGGCTGCTGTCGAAGGCCTGCTTCATCTGCCCGACACACCAGCGCAGGCGCCGCTCTTCGTATCCGTTGCTGGCGGCATAGGCTTTGAGCAGCAGGAAGGCGAGGATGCCCCAGGTCGAGGTCTTAAACTTGGTACCCAGGCCTTCCATCATGCCCATGAGGTTGGTCATGGCATTGTCCATGCCGCCCCCGGCACTGGCTTCGACCAGAATCGTCGAGGCCTTGTTCAAAGCGATGCCCAGGCCCAGGAAGGTACCCAGCAGGCCGAGGATCAACAGGATCCCGGGCATGAACTCGATCATTTTTTCGCCGGGGCTGGCCACCGCGGCACTGATCTCGTTCACTGAGCCGTGCTCCACGTCCAGGTCGTCCTGGCCGCCGCCGTTCCACTTGCGTTCCCAGGTCTGTTCCCGTGCCCCGCGCTTCAACGCAATCACGGTCACCAGCGAAAGGATTCCGATCAGCCCGGCGAACAACAGTTGTAGCGGGTCTGCTGATGGCAGCAGAAAGGTGAGGATCTCCTGAAAATTCACGCTGCCACCTCGACCAGGCGGCTGGCACGTTCACGGCTGGCTTCTTCGAAGATGTTGGCGAAATCGATGATCAGGCTCTGTTCGTCTTCGGTCAGCTCTTCCCAGCGTTTGCCATGCTGGGCACAGTCGATGATGATCATGCCGACCTCCTGGCTGTCGGTCAGCAGGTACGCATCGTCGGCGAAGTCTTCGGGCGCTTTCTCGAGCACCTGCAGGAACCCCTCAGCGGCGTAGACATAGTTGCGCATTTCCTGGTTGCGCTTGCGCAGTTGATCCATCTGCGCCTTGAGGGCCGGCAGACGGGCCTGGATATCGGCCAGCGCGGCCTTCTCTTCGGCAGAAGGTTCGCCGAGGTTCTGGCTGATCTTCAGCTGGCGCTCCTGAACCTGCAGCTTGGCCACCGACTCACTGAGGGTTTTCCAGTCCTTCTCCTGCTGCTCCAGGTTGCAACCCCAGGCCATGATCAGCTCTTCGAACACGAACGGAATCAGCTTTTTGCCGAAACGTGCGGCGATCACTTCATCCAGGCGCACCGCCTGGGCATCGCTGACCTGAGGTTTGGCCTTGAGCAGCTCTGAGGCGATCTCGACCAGGAACAGATCGTCACGATTGATCGCGTCCAGGTCCTGGGCGTGAATCAGTCGCTGCTCAGTGTCCTTGAGCAGTTTTTGCGAGGCGCGCAGGCGCAGGTAGTGGTCGAAATCGCTGATGTTGTTGTTTTCCAGCACCTGCTTGATACGCGTGCTCAGCTGGGCGTACTGGGTGATCAGGGTTGCCAGGTCCAGGGCACGGCCAGCTTCGCCGCGCACGTCCTCGCGGGCTTCGCGCAGCACTTCCTCGTGGGTCGCCGCCTGCGCCATTTCTTCATCGTTCAAGACCACGTCGCGCAAGATTTTGGCCTTGGCGATGGCCCACTCGACGGCAGCCTTGACCTGCTTGGCCAGTGCGGTCTTTTCCCAGTTCAGCAACGCCTCCAGGGCCTTGTCGAAAGCCCGGATGGCCGTGGCCACCCAAGGGAAGGTCGGCAAGGCGACGGTTGCCCATTCGGCGGCGATCTTCAGCGCCGGCCTTACGACCGTGGCGATGAAGGGCTTGACCTTGTTCCACACCTCCTTGACCTTGCCGACAAAGGATTCGGCCTTGGTCGCCATCCAGTCCAGTGCATCCCTGGCCTTCTCACGTACGGTATCGTACGTGGTGCGCACCACCTCTACCGCCGCCGCACCGACGCTCTTGATGGCGCTCCAGCAATCCGAAAAAAAACCCAT